ACTGAAAGCTATTGAAGCTGAAACATTCAATGATTCTGATACCATTTGCTCCACCTGCGGACAGGAACTGCCAGAAGAACAGATTTCCGAATTGAGAGCTTCCTTTGAAGAAAAAAAGAAAGCCAGAATTGAAGCACAGTTGAAAATAAAAGAATCCTTTGAATCGGAGAAGCAGGAAAAGCTTAAATATGTCTGCGACCTTGGAAATACTTCCGCTGCAAAATTAAAGAAAACTAACGAGGAAATCAACAAATTACAGTCGGAAATCAGTGAGGCACAGGATGAAGTTGCTGAACTCACTAAGCAGATTGAGGAAGAACAGTCCAAATTTACGGAGCTTCCAGAATCTGTAGATATGACAAATGATGAAGAATATCTTGCGGTTACAGCGAGAATTGCAGAACTTGAAGAGAAAATGAAATCATTTGATGATGTTCCTGGAAAGAAACAGGAATTGAGAATGCAGATCAGCAATGTTATGAAACAGATTTCCAATGTGAATGCAGACATTAAGATTGCACAGGCAGCAGTCACAGAGAAAGAAAAGCGAGTGGCCGAACTGAATGAGAAACTGAAAAGCCTTGGACAGTTTCAAGCTGATATTGAAAAGAACATTGATACCGTTCTTAACTTCTCAATCCAGAAGAATAAGGCACTGGCAGAGAAAATCAATCCATTTTTCCATCATTTTCAGTTCAGCTTCCTTGATTACACGATTGATGGAAATCCAGTGGAAACTTGCAAGATGATCTGCAATGGAGTGAATTACTTTGATGGTTTGAATTATTCTGACAAAATCTTGTGTGAAATTGATTTGCTTAGAGGTTTACAGGCTTTGAACGGTTTGAATTTGCCGATTTTTGTTGACAACAGCGAGAGCGTAAACGCAACCAGACTTCCTAGTGCTGAACAGCAGATGATTGTACTAAGAGTGACGGACGATGATTTGAGAGTGAGAAAAATTTAAATAAAAAGTCAAAAAGCATAGGTGTCGTTGCATGGCAATGAAAGTTGCCATTATACCAAAATATATGATTGTAAAGAACAAAAAATCAAAGAACATCTAAATACAAAAAATCAACGAATAACACAGTATAGAACAATTCTCATTGCTATACACAGGCACCTACGCAGAAACAGGAGGGGAAAATGCTAACAGCAACATGGGGAAAACATTTTTTCAAGGCAGATGCCACAAAATGCGCATCTGAAATCATGGAAATTTGCGATCAGATGGAATCAGCTACACCACAACAGATTCTTGAGAAAGCAAGGGACGAAAGTACAGAATTACATAAATGTTTCACATGGGATGATTCCATAGCAGCTGAAAAATACAGAATCCACGAAGCCAGACTGATTGTTTGTCAGTTAAAAATCGTGGAACAGGATATTGATAACAAGTCAAAGCCGACAGCAATTCGAGTCTTTTACAAGACAGATGGCAAAAGCGGATATAAGCCAACACAGCTTATTTTGAAGCAGCCAGATGAATACGAAGCACTTTTAGAGCGTTGCCGGAATGAACTTCTGACAGTGAAGCAGAAATACCAGAATATTTCCGAATACGAAGAAGTTTGGGAACTGATTAATTAAATATTAGGAGGAAAATAGAATGATTAAATATGTAGAAATTGAAAATGCCGGAGGAAAAAGAGGATATGTGTTCAAAGCGGATTTTGAACCAAAAGTAGGGGACATGGTTTACTTAAATGCAGGAGATCCCAATAAAGTTAAAATCGTAAAAGTTTTTGAGGATGGGGAAATTAATCACCCAACAATGCCGATTACCATAAAGAAATGTAATCAGTAATTAAATATCGAAGCCGTTACTGTGCTGATATGCCTACAGGAGTAGGATAATACGACAGAACAACACAATACAATACAAAACAGAACAGCACAACACATATTACACTTTATTCTTGTAGGGACATGAGTGCAGTAGCGGCGAAATTCCTACGTTGATATGCCTGTAAAACAGGCAGAAACTATAGAATAGCACAAGATAATACACAGAACAACAGTATAGGACAGGACAATAAAGCACTATAATTACCTATTTTACAGGTTTATGAGCGTAGGAAACCACAGCATTTATCAGTCTGCATAAGCAGAAAGTTTACTACAATACATGACAGGACAAGACAAGACAGGACAGAACAGGACAAAATATTTCACTTATGCAGAGTGACAAGTGTTGCGAACACTTACTATACTAAAAAATAACATATTAAACTACAGGATAAGACAGAACAGTAAAGTACAACGCAACATTTTAACGGAGTGCTGTTTTACAGGTGGTATAACCGTCAATGAAGAATATAACAAAATAACGAAATACACCTCAAAATAGGACAACACAATATATATTATACGACCTTTATATCGCCTGTAAAACAGCACTCCGAAAATTGAATTTTGGGTAGGTGGCATGAAAAATGTCACAGGAAAGTAAAGAATAACTCACTATATGACAGCATAGGACACTATAGGACACTTCATGTTACCTACCGAGCATTCAACACAGATGTATTTAACTGGCAGTAGAATCTGCCAAGAATAGGAAAGCGAACTACAATGCAAGCAAAATATAGGACAGCATATTACAGAAAAATACAGGACACTATAAGACATTTTCTATTGTCAGTTAAGCATATCTGAAATTTACGCAAAGATTTAAGCGGATTACTTTCGCAATACACTACAGGATAGCACAGTACAGCATACGAAAATACATAACACAACATTATATTTATATTAAACTATTGTGGATTAATCTGCTTGAATGTTTGCGCAAACAGAAACTATAAAAACTATTAAAAAATCGGAGGAAAAGAATTATGGAAACTAAAAAAGAAGAAAGAATTCAGTTACAGGCAATCAACGTTAAGCACGCAACAGTCACAATCATCGGAGACGGAGACTTAGTTCTCAATAAGATGAATGACGTGACCGCAAGAGAACTGATTGATCAGAGAAAAGACAAGGCAAAGAACCTTGAAAAAGCAAATGTATGGGAAGAAATCATTACATCAATTCACTGGTACAATGGAAAACCTACAGATTTCTCAGAAAAAGGCCTTATTGATGCACTCACCAACAATGCACCTTGCATTACAGCATTCGGGTTATTGAAATGTTTTTGCGATGCTGTTGTAAGAAATGGGGTTGATACATATAGTACAAAGTTCAAAGCTGGAGTAAATATTATCGCCAAAGGAGGTTTAATACCGATTAAGTTTGCTGAGCATTACATTGACGAAAAACTAATGTCACCAAAGAAAGGAAAACCTGTTCTTGTACATTTAAACAGATTTACCGGATGGTCAGCAGAAATCGAACTTGCATATGTAGATAATATTTATTCCATTGAGCAGATCGTTAATATTATTCAGCTTGCAGGATTTGGATGTGGCATCGGGTCTGGCAGAACAAGCGGTTATGGAAGATTCCACGTAGAGTAAATAAAAAATCGGTGGCATATGAATCCGGGTGAATGCCCGGAAAGCACAACAGGGAAAAATAAAACAGTTAATGAAAGAACAGGAAATTACAATTCAACATAGGACAAATTATTTCATCCTGTTTCATATGCCACTGAGCATATAAATAAAGAAAAGGAGAATTAAAATGGCAGAAAACACACAAGTAGCAACATTTAACACACAGCTTTCCTACTATACAAATCGGTATGTTGATTTAATGGAAAGAGATTTGACTTCAAGAGGAATGGAATTTGATTCCTACTCAAAAGATTGCGTAGTAGCGGCAATGGGATCTATTTTCCAGATGGTGCATGAGAGCGGAGTAAGTTTTGAGGCAATAAATGGCTCCAACCTTAAATTCATTCTGAGCAAAGTAGCAGCATTGAAACTGAATGCAAATGCACAGCCGAGAGAGTGTTATTTCCAGATCAGAAACGTAAACGTAGCAGGAAAAGGGAAACCAGCTCAATGGGAGAAGAAGATTGAATTTGCTATTGAGGGTGATGGAAATGACAGCCTTGTTAGCAGATATGGTGTAAATGTAGAAAAAGTATTCCCATACTGGAAAGTCAGAGAAGGTGATAAGTATATTCCACCAAGACATAAAGGTGTAGAAATCACACCGCCAGAATGGGAAGAATCTGGAATTGGAAAAGTTGTTCGTGTAGTATATCCAATTCAATATAAAGATGGACACATTGAGTATCATTCCTGTGAGAGAGCAGATGTTTTAAAGAATCTTGCGGCACATATCAAAAATAACCTCCAGAATGAAACTTTTGGAATTTGTGCTGACAGATATAAAGCTACAGATGCACAGAAAACTCAGATTGAAGCAAAGAAAAAAGAGGTTATGAAAAAAGTTTCCGAGATTGGAGAATTAGAAGCAATTATTGATTGCGAGGAATTAAGACCATATATCTCACCCTCTTATTACGAAACGCAATCCAAAGAATCTATGCTTATTCGTAAAATGCGAAATAATATTATGAAGTCAATTCCTAAGAAATGGGATAATCCAGTGCAGGCTTATGAATATAACATGATGGATGCTACGTACAGGGAAGTGCAGGAAGAAATCGAACAGAATGCCAATGCAGAAGAATTCATTCCACAACCAGCGGCAATCGAAGAACAGCCTAAACAGCCAACAGTCGCAGAAGTTGTAAAAACAGCAGAGAAAGAGCCAGTCTCGGCAGCAGAGCCAGTGGAAACAGAGATTCCGTCATTTATGAGCCAGGAGGAAATGTAGGATGGAAACTTCCACAATTGTGCTTATTGTTTTGCTTTTAGTAGCACTTTTGGGATGGATAGTAACTTTTATTCGAAAAAATGAATACAATCGAACCAATTTAATTATTCTTTTAAATGTTATTACATATGTGGTACTCATTATAATCCGACTTACAATGTAAAAGGAGAGCCAAAATGAAGCATAAATGTATTAAGACAGCAGTATTAATCACAGGGATTACAGCAATCACAATGTTTAGCGGTTGTTCTTCCTGTAGCAGATCATTAAAATCACTGTCTAGTGATATTGACGGTGGTCTGAACCGTACCGTAACTGTTTACGATTACAATGGCGGTAAAATCAAGTCCTGGTCTGGGAAGTTCGATGTTTCCGAATCTGAAAATGAAGTTTATTTTGACGATTCGGACGGAAAGCGAGTTATTATCCACGGCGGTATTGTTGTGAATGAAGAAAACTGATTTAAAGGAATATTTAGAAATAGAGGTGATAATAAATGTTCATGCGAGTAGTAAACACAGGAAGCACCCACGGAAACTGCTATGTTCTGAAATCGAACAGCGGAGAAATGCTTCTTCTGGACTGCGGATGCAGATACAAAGACATTCTGAAAGCTATTGATTACAGAACAAGTGATGTTTCTGGCGCGCTTCTGACGCATGAACACGGTGATCACCGTGAATCATTTAAAAATCTGATGAATTTAGGTATTCAGATTTACACCAATGATGAAACCGTGGAACATCTGCAAATCATCACTGGCGAATTAATGAAAGGCGTTCCAGAGAAAAGACCATTTCGGGTTGGCTCGTTCACTGTAATACCGTTTTATTTGCCGCATACTACAAAGGATAAGGACACAGGGCAACTTATTCCATGTTTCAATTATGGGTATATCGTGGAACATGAAGAAATGGGAAAGCTACTGTACATGACAGACTTTGAATACTGCAAGTACAACTTCAAGGCAATGAGACTGAACCACTTGGTTATTGAGTGCAACTATTGTGGAGAATTGGTTGACAAAACAGCCGAAAATTACACGCACAGGCTTAAAGGGCATTGTTCCTTAGATACTTGCAAAAGCCTAGTAAATACAAACCATACGGCGGCATTACGGACGGTAACATTGGTGCATTTGAGTAATGAAGCAGCTGACCCGGAACAGATTTTGAAAGAGATTAAAGAAGCGGTGGTTTGGGATGATGCGCTGGTTCAGATTGCAAGACCTGGACTGGAAATTAACTTGGACTTATGTCCGTTTTGAAAGGAGAAAATTAATGCAAAGAAAATTCAAAAACTATGTAATTAAAGGACAGGAGCATGTAGACCGTAAAACAGGAAAAACAATTCCTTCACCTAGTGTATGGCGTTCAGTAAAAGATGTGCTTCCAGAAGCTCCAACTGATGATACCGCATGTTTGTATTATGTAAAGTTGGAAAACTCCGAAAAAATCATCATGCTTGCATATACTGGAAATGGCGAATGGACTGACACAGAAGGAAAAGAATACAAAGGTGTAGAGACATGGCTTGAATATATGCCAAAAGAACATCCAATAGTCGAAAGAAAGACTTTCTTAAATGAAGATATTTTGAAAGCTATTGTTTCTGATTATATGGAAAAAACTGAAGGAGTTACGGTTAATACAAATAATGTATTTTTTAAAGTAGGAAGAAAATCTGTCTGCTATGGAATGAGTGAACATGAGGAATTGGTATTTATTGGATGTGATGTGATAGCTATGGAGGAAAAATAACACATGAAAATCTTCTTAAAAACACTTGACAAACTGAAAAAGTCAGAACCTTCTGAACAGGAATGCAAGTATGATAAAGGTTGGAATGATGCAATCAAGAAAGTTGAAGAACTGATCTGCTCATACAGTCCTGCGGATATGTGGTTTCCAACAGATTTAATTTTGCCGCCAGAACCAAACAAGGAAGAAAACCCGGGAGACTGGAAAGAATATGCAGTTACAATTAAGGGAGCTATTTCCCCAACAAGTCTTACATATTTAGGGGACGGTAAATGGGGAAGCGTAGAAGCATATGGTTTTGCGTATTACCCAGTCATTGCATGGCAGCCAATGCCACCAGCCTACAAACCAGGGAGGTAACACCATTGGAAATTACAATCGGAATTTGTGCAGAGGAAATCAAAGAAATCCTTGTTGAGCACATCAAGACAAAAGGAATTGACGTAACGGAAGATGATATTTCCTTTGTTATCGGGAAAGAAGAAATCGTAACAGGGAATACAAAGAAAATAAAACACGCACTTATCAGATGCGACATTCAGATTGAGAGGTGATAAATTGTGAATATTGTTATTCTTTCTGGAAGATTAACTGCTGACCCAGATATCAGAATGGGAACGAATGACACCAAAATTGCAAGATATATTTTGGCTGTAGAGAGAAGAGTAAAAAAGAACATGGAAAGAAAATCTGACTTTATCACTTGCGTATGTCTTGGAAAAAATGCAGAATTCGTAGAGAAATATCTTAAAAAAGGCACGAAAGTAAATGTGCGTGGAGAATGGCAGACTGGAAACTATACGAACAAAAATGGCGAAAAAGTTTACTCAAATGATTGTCTTGTTGCAGAACATGAATTTGCAGAAAGAAAGAGCCAGTCACCGCAAACACAGGAAACAGACACACGACCAGTACCACCGCCAGAACCTAGTTTCATGGATGTGCCGGATTTAGGCGGTATGGAAGATGAATTTCCGTTTAGTTAAGGAGATGAAATGAAAGACTTAATTATAGATTGCTTTGCCGGGGGCGGCGGCGCATCCGTAGGCATTGAAATGGCTCTTGGTAGGCCTGTAGACATAGCAATTAACCATGATCCAGATGCAATTCTAATGCATAAGACTAATCATCCCGGAACACTGCATCTGACAGAAGATATTTTCAAAGTAGACTTGCAGAAATATGTTGGAAACCAGCACGTAGCGTTGATGTGGGCTTCACCAGACTGCACAAGCCATTCAAAAGCAAAAGGCGGTCAGCCGAGAAAACAGGGGCTTCGCATTCTTCCATGGGCGGTATATAAGCACGCAAAAGCAATTCTCCCAGATGTAATCATTATGGAAAACGTGGAAGAAATACAACAATGGGGGCCACTTGATGATAAAGGACATCCAATAAAAGAAAAAGCCGGGGAAGATTACCGAAAATTTATTTCAGCAATGGAAAGTATTGGATATGAATTTGATAGCCGAGAACTCGTAGCTGCGGATTATGGAGCGCCGACTACAAGAAAACGTTGGTATGCGGTATTTCGTAGGGATGGAAAGCAGATAATATGGCCAAAGCCTACACATAATCGTTTTGGAACAGACGGTCTGAAACCATATGAACAGTGCGGAGATTACATTGACTGGTCAGATTTAGGCAAAAGTATATTTGACCGTTCAAAGCCACTGGCAGAAGCAACACAGAAACGCATTGCAAATGGAATTAAGAAATATATCGTTGATAATACAGAACCATACATTGTAAAGAATAAAGATGCACTGGCGTTTATCATTCAGTATCATGGAGAAACTAGAGAAGGTGATTCCAGAGGACAATTACTGACAGAGCCGATTAAGACCATTGATACGTCAAACAGATATGGACTTGTGACAGCTTTTATCACGAAATATTACAAGACTGGAATCGGTCAAGGATGTGACGAGCCACTGCATACGATTACTACTTCACCCGGACACTTCGGTGTGATATCCGCTTTCCTGGTTAAATATTATGGGACAGGATGCGGACAGGTGCTTAATGAACCACTCGGGACTATCACCACAAAAGATAGATTCGGTCTAGTGAATGTTTTGGTTGACATTCACGGAGAGAAATACATTATTTCAGATATTTTTCTCAGAATGCTAAAGCCAGAAGAACTGAAAGTGATGCAGGGATTCCCAAAAGATTACATTATTGATCGGGATTACAAGTGGAGAGATTATCCGATTGCGAAACAAGTAGCAAGAATCGGAAATAGTGTGGTTCCGGTTATGGCAGAAGCACTTGTGAAAGCAAATTGTCCGTACTTGAAAGTTGGAGAACGCAAAGTTGCACCGATGATTTATATGCAAAACAACGGACAGGTAGCGTTTGGATAGGAGTGATTAAATGGTACAAACAGGACAGATTATTTATTTTAGCAATCAGAAAATGATGTGCTTTGATGTTGAATCCATTGAGGATATTACTGAACCACCAGAACAAATAGAAACTACATCGGTTTATGGCGAGACAAGAACGTATGTGCCGGCAATAATGAATCCAACAACTCTTTACGTTACTGGAAAGGAAATTGTAAAACTTGATCCAACAACCATGAAACGCATTGCCAGATATAATCTTGAAGAAGAGAATAAATCTCTTTTAGAAGAAATCGCAGAAAGAAAAAAGGTTATTGATGATCTTGAACAGAAAGAACAGGTTTTTCGTGACAGGTTCAAAAAAGCAATATCTACTTTCAAAGAAATTATGGAACATGGTTACTGTGAAGATGATGACGAAGATGAGTATGAGAGTGAATGGGAGTGATGCCGGTTGGATTATAAAAAGCTTAGACAGGCAAAAGCTATTGAAGCAACGAATCGAAAAAGACTTCTGAAAATCAATCCAAAGCTTGACGATGGGAGCGGAATATATTTTTTAACCAGAACTGATGAAAACGAAATCCCATACTTTTATATAGGGCAGGCAGTACATATAATTCAGAGGATGTGTTCACATCTTACTGGGTATCAGCACATTGATTTATCAATAAAGAAAAGAGGATTTTACAGTGAAGAAAATCCTTTTGGGTGGAAAATAAATTTTATCCATTATCCTGTCGAACAGCTTGATAAAATGGAACAATACTGGATATTAGAGTACACTAAAAAAGGATATCAATGCCGATACAATAAAACTTCTGGTAGCCAAGGAGAAGGGAAAGAAAAAATAAATGAATTTCGTCCGGCAAAAGGATATAGAGATGGAATCCAGCAAGGCAAAATAACCCTTGCGCGAGAATTAAAACACATCATTGATACTCACTTAAACGTATCAATCAGACCAGAAAAAGCAAATAACAAAGTATCTATTAAGGCGTTGGAAAAATTCAACGACTTACTCAATGAAGAAAACTATCACTGATTCTAACACACCAGTAGTTCTACTGGCTAAATTCCAAAGATAAAAAATAAAAAAATGAATAGAGGTGAGTTTTGTGTCAGAAAACACAAACGAATGTGTAATTGAGTGGATTCCCGGAAGAGATTATGTAGGACTTACTGCTAAGAATGGGAGTACCTGGAAGAACAGATGTGAGGAATTAGAAAAGGAATTTCCAGACGATGTAAAAATTCTTGCCAGAAATAATGATGGATCTATTTTCGCTCACTTGCCGTATTCCTACATTAAATCAATCCACCGAGAAAATATTCCGATGAAACAAAGAAGAAAGCTGCGGAAAGATTAAATAAAATGCGTGTAGAAAAAAGCAATACTGCGGAAGAAAATCCGTTTTGCCTATGAATTACCGTCAGAGAAAATATAATGAGGGGCAATCTGCTAGAAATGATATTTACAGATTTCTTGTCAAGTATTTTGAGAAACACGGATATATGCCTTCTTATGAAGAAATTATGGATGGAACAGACCTTACAAAGTGTACCGTCCAGAGACATATGCGGCAATTGGAGATGGATTCTCTGATTGCCACAGAACATCCGGGAATATCGAGAACATACCGTTTGACGGAATACAGATACGAAAGGAAAAAATATGGGAAGCAAATTAAAGATGAAAGCGCCAAAGAAAAATAGGGTGTTGGAATGTGACAATCAGATGTCACAGGCATTCGCCAGAGCCATGCAGAATTCACGTAAAGAGCTGGAATTTATGCAAGATCAAGCCTACAACGATGGATTCAGCACTGGTGACGACTGGGCGAATACAATTAACACGGTAACAACCATGCTGGCATTACGGAAATTGCATGGCTTTTCCACTAAAAGACTTTTGGATGTAATTAATTGTGCAAATGAGTTTGTAGGACAAGCAAATCGTGGAGAAAGAAGTTTTATGAGCATGATTGAAGAGTTGGAATCTGAAACAGATGTACGGATTCCGGATTTGAATAAAGAATTGGTTAGAAGATTTGGAGCGTAAGTGAGGATAGAAATGGATTATAAACACTGTAGATGTGGATGTGGTGGAATTATAGGGCAATACAGTAAAGCGAACGGATTCACCTGTGAAAGATGCAATAAAGAGTATCAATTATCAGAGCTAAATTTTGATTGGATTGCATCAAACGAAAAGACAGGATGGTTGTTTCCGATGTTGAAAAAGGAGGGTAAATAATGAGTGAAATTAAATTCAGTGACGGAATGCCAGTAAGAGAAAGACGTTCCAGCACAAGCATTTATCCAGAAGAATTGTTGGAAAAAAATGCGGTGGCTGCGTAAGATGCCAGTCAAGAAAAAGAAAGGGTGAAACAGGTTATCATTGCACGACACAGCCGTACACCAAAGACATTTCACCAGAAGATAAAGCCTGTGTCATTTACTGGGATAAAGAAGAGGAAGAGAAGTACAAAGCGTTAATGGCACAGGACGAAGAGAACCGTAGAAAAGAACTTTGGAATATTTATTCAAAGCGAGAGCCGATCAAGCTTCCAATCATAAATGATGGTTACGGAATAATTCCAGAATGTCCTATTTGCGGAGAGATGCCGTACAGCACTAAACAGTGTCACTGGTGCGGTCAGAGGTTTATTCAAGATAAAGAAGTAGAAGAATACGAAAAGCCGCTGACAAAAGAGGTAACTTGCTTTTCATGCGGTAGAAAGGTAACTGCAAACGTGAGCAAATATAACGGACACATTAGTTATCATTGCCAGTGCGGAACAAATTTCATTGAATAAGGAGGACACAAAATGTTAATCAGAAGCCAGGATAAAACAGCACTGGTAAAGTTTGAAAACATTGTAATAAATCTAAAGCTCCCAGATTCATTGAATATTATATGTTGGAGTTTGCAGGATGCACAGAGAAGTGGAGGATATTTTATTTTAGGAAGATATTCCACAAAAGAAAAAGCCATGAAAGTACTGGATATGATTCAGGAAGCCTATGGAGATTCGGAATACACAAAATATGTAATTCCAGAAGTATGTAGGATATTAAGTATGAAGCCAAAAACGGAAGAAAACAAAGCACATGCGGGAGAACTTGGAGAAATGCTCAAAAAAGGAATGACGTTCCAGATGCCAGAGGATAGTGAGGTGGAAGTATGAGCAGAGTACGAAACAGATTAGAGCAATACAAAGCTGAGATAGAAAAGAAATCGCAGTATAAGCATGGGCTTCCAGGGAGTGCGCTGGATATCGTAAATAGTCTTCTGGACGATCTGGAACAGGACGAGAAAGAAAATGGGTGGATTCCGGTAAAATATCATCAGATATCAGAAAAAGAACGTGCGGAAGAATCCATATCAACTGATATACAGTATATGCTTGACTGCAAAATGCCAGATGACGGACAAGAAATATTGGTTACTAACGGAGAAACAACATGGCAAGATACAAGCTTTATTGATTGTGACGGATATTATCTTGATAGCAATTATGATTGGATTGAGATTACGGCATGGCGACCACTTCCAGAGCCATACAAGGAGGGCTGAGGAATGCGGTTAATCGACACAGATAAATTAAAAAAAGATATACTGCTTCAAAATATCTTAGGAGAACCAATACAGAAGATTATAGACAGATATATACATATTGTTGACGAGCAGCCGACAGCTTTTGATGTGGATAAGGTTGTGGAACAATTAGAGAATTATTTATTTGAAAAATATTGCATAGAAGAAGATACAATAATTGATGAAATTATAAAAGGCGGTGAAACTGAATGAGTAGACTGATTGATGCTGACGAATTAATTAAATACATCAAAATTTGGGAAATTGGAACAAGTATTAGTTCCGACCAGAAAGAGTTTATTGATTGTGTCAATGAGCAACCGACAGTTTTTGATGTGGATAAGGCTATTAGCGAATTGGAAAGAGATAAATTCATTGAATCAGAATGTATTTTATCTGATGTGCATCAAGGATACAATGCTGGACTGAGCAGGGCAATCGAAATCGTGAAAGGCGGTGGAGTTGAATGAGCAAATCAGTATTAGTGATTGACACGCCAGAAAATTGTTATGGCTGCCCGTTCGGAACTGAATATTGTGGAAATCTTGAATATGAGGGATGCTGTGAATTAGCTGACTGTTTATATTATGATGCAATTCTGATGACAGAAGAACATTATGATTGCGAAAGCAAATCAAGACCTGATTGGTGTCCGCTTATGGATTTGCCAGAAAAAGACAATGGAGATTATCCGGCTAATACGTCTGATTCTGGCTTTGCAGAGGGCTGGAATCAGTGTATTGATGAGATTACAGGAGGAAATTATGATGATTGATTTAACTGGAAAAAGCGTATTCGTAAAAACGCAGGAAGAGTATTTGAAAGTTCTGAAAATGGCAAAATTACAGGGATTTAAGTGGATAGGAGAAAATCATTTAAATGCACTGAATATTCCGATTCCGAATATGTTAAAATTTTACGATGACAAAAATGTAACTTATTACAGTGATGATAAGCCCTTGTATGAAGCATCCGAAATTGTTGTGTGCGAAGAAAAGATTAAGGAAGCAATAGCTCACGTTAAGTATTTTGCTGACAATAAATATAGAATGTCATTAACAGATAAAGTTATTGAATCAATGTTATTACTTGCAAATACAGTAGAAAGTCAATTGGAAGAGGTGAAGTAGATGGAGAGATTAACAAAAAGAGATTTTTCAAGAATCACATATAACGAACGCCGAAGCATTATGTGCAGTTCATATTGCGATAATTGCTCACAGGGTGCAGGAAATTGCAAAACAGTAAAGAATATGATTAAAAAACTCGCCACTTATGAAGACTTAGAAGAACAGGGCTTGCTTGTGAGATTACCGTGTAAAGTCGGAGATACGGTATATGTTCCAACAAGAAATTTTGTTTCAGAATTGAGAATCACGATGGTTTCAGTTAATATGCACGGAACCTATTTTAGTTGGATGTTAAATAGTGGAATCTATCCCAACTTGGACGGATTTTCAGTAAACAAACTTGGCAAAACCGTATTCCTTACCCGTGAAGAAGCCGAGAAGAAGTTGGATGAGATAAAGAATGCATAGACATCAATGGATTAAATACCATCACCACAGAAGAGGATGGGTGTACAAATGTATTATTTGTGGAAAATTATGTAATGGAAGGTGAAAAAAAGCGGACGTTAAAGAAGCAAAAGATATATTATCCGATATGAGAGACCAGCATTTATGTTTCTTGGGAGATTCAGAAATCAAAGATGAATGGCAGAAGAACTATCTCAAAGAAGCATGGGCGTGTGATTCTGGAGCAAAGGCTCTTGCCGGATTAATCACAGGGATAAAGATTAATAAAGGTGTTATCGCAGAAAGCATTTTGCACTACGGCAAAAATAATCAAAGTACAGTCTGCATGGAAGAATGTGCAGAGCTTATCCAGGCAATCAGTAAGGCAAAACGTGGAAAAATCAACCGTGATAACCTAACAGAAGAAATTGCAGATGTACTTATCTGTATCGAAATGCTAAAGCAAATGTATATGATTTCCGAAGATAAAATTAATAAGTGGATTGAGAAGAAACAGGCAAGAGAAGCAGAAAGGATGGAAAAAAATGAATAAGAAAGAAATCGCAGAGATTAAGAAGCAGTTTACACCGGCAAATTGTGCAATCACACGCATTTGCGGTTGTTATGTGGATGCAGAAAAAAATAAGAAAACCAAAATTAAAGAAGCTTTCCTTTCCCTTCCAGAGGAAGAAATGTTTAAGTATTTTGACATTTTCAAGAAAACCATGTCTGGCAGACTTGGAAAGAACCTTATGAACTTTGATTTTCCATTAGCACAGGAAAAAGAGGGTGGAACACAGGAATTTCTTATGCGGATCAGAGCAAGTAAACTTAAAGATGATGAGCTTTTGGACGAGTTCTACGACAAAGTAATTGAAAACTATGACTATCCAGAAAATTACTACATAGTTCTCATTCATGCAGTATATGACATTCCCGGAAAAACTTCTGATGGAACCGAAATGCACGATGCCTCAGAAGAAATTTATGAACACATTCTGTGCAGCATTTGCCCGGTGAATCTTTCAAAGGCTGGGCTTAGCTATGATGTGGCTGAAAATAACATCAAAGACAGAATTCGTGATTGGGTAGTCTCAAGACCAGAAACAGGATTCTTATTCCCGGTATTTAATGACAGAAGCACTGATATTCATGGAACCTTGTATTTTAACAAAAACATAAAGAATATTCATCCAGACTTTATCGAAAACGTTCTTGGCACATCAATTCCACGTATACCTGGCAATGAGATCAATGTCTTTTCAGATTTTATTATGGATAATTTCGAAGGATGCACAACATTTAATTTCACTGAAAGCCTGGTTGAATCTTTACAGGAAGTAAGAGAACAGAAGAAAGACAGCCCAGAGATGATAACTGTATCATGTGATGAAATGGAACAGATTTTTGGATATTGCGGAGTTCCAGACGAGAAGTTATCGGATTTCAAGGAAAACTGGGAAATGTATTTCAGCAATGAGCCTGTCGCCCTTGACAATATCCATAATTCAAAAACTGCAAAAATTTTAACATCAGATGCAACAATCTGCATTCAGCCGGATAAAATTTCTCTGATTGAATTGAAAGAAATAAACGGCGTTCCATCTCTTGTGGTTCCGGTAAATGGAGAACTGAAAATCAATGGAATTGAAGTTGAATTGAGATAAACACTTTTGAAAAATCCAGGAATTGGAGAAAGGAATTTCAAAATTGGCAAATAAAAGAATGTTCACAATGAAAATTGTTGATACAGATGCTTTCCTTGATATGCCGTTATCAACACAATGTCTTTATTTTCATCTAAACATGAGAGCGGACGATGATGGATTTATTGGAAACCCAAAGAGGATTGAAAAAATAATAGGAGCGAATGATGATGATTTGAAGCTTCTAATTGCCAAGAGATTTGTTATCTTGTTTGATGATGGCGTGATCGTTATTAAACATTGGAGAATGCACAACACCCTGTCCAGAGACAGATATATAGAAACTTCATACACTGATGAAAAAAAGAAACTGCTATTGAAAGATAACGGAAGTTACTCACTGACAAATGGAAATTCTATTGATGATACCAAACTAATAGAGCGTTCAAACAGGCAGACGCATAAAAGACGCAAAATAGACGAACGAAAGACGCACTCAGATAAAGATATAGGTTTAGATAAAGATTTAGAATTAGATTTAGATACAGAATTAGATAAAGATAAAGAAAAAGATATAAATGATTTAATAGTATCTAAAGATACTATTCGTCAGACTGACGTCCAACGAATCATTGATGAATGGAATACTCTGGAAGAATTTGGTATTAACCCTGTAAAAAGAATGACATCAAAACGAGAACAAGCAGTGAAAGCCAGAATCCGTCAGAACCATATGGACGATATCTTAGAAGCCATTGAAAACATTCGCCATAGCAGCTTCTTACAAGGCCAGAACAAAGAAGGTTGGATGATAACTTTCGATTGGTTCTTAAAGCCCGGTAACTTTGCGAAGGTATTTGAAGGGAACTATCTTGATAAATCCGGTAACAAGCCTCAAAGTTACATGGAGAAAATACAAAACAGGGTAAGCGAGGTGGATAACTGGGTATGACAAGAGAAGAATGGGCGGTACTGGTAAAGGCAATGAAAGCTGTGTACACTTCCCCAGCATTTCTGCCAGATCAATATGCTTTTGATACTTGGTACGGATTACTGAAAGACCTGGATTACAAGCTTTTAAGTTTCGGATTAAAGAAATATATGCAGACGGAATGGAAAGAGCCATCAATAGCCGCATTAAGGCAATGCGCACAAAGCGTTGCACCGCAAAAGGAAGAGCTGAATGAAACAGAAGCCTGGGAAAAGGTATGCAAAGCTATTCAGAACTCTACATATAACGCAGAAACAGAGTTTGATAAGCTTCCAAAAATCATTCAGAAAGCAGTATCAAGTCCGGCACAACTTAGAGAATGGGCGGTATCTGAAAATGTAGATGGTACATGGTGGAGTGTAGTTCAATCAAATTTTCAAAGGACGTATCGGGCAGAAGTGCAAAGAGAACAAGAACGAAGAAAACTAAGTCCAGACCTTTTAAAAATTATAGATACTGCCAGATTGGGAGGTGCTGAAAATTGCCAGATAGAAAACCATGGAGAGAATTAAAAAGCACTGAAATTATAGTCTTAAAGCGGAGACAATGCTCGAAATGCGACTATTACAGCAAGAGCGAAAATGCATGGAGTACAAATGCAACCTGTGATTATATCTTGATTGAAGAACATAGCAGAGGATGTGATCCAAGGGATTGTGTTAAAAATGGTATCTTCAAGAAGAAAGCGAGAGGAAAGTCAAGAGTAAAGCGAGTGATTCTATGAGAAAGATAAGCGAAATGTATAAGCGGTCTGGCGGTACAGCTTATCAGCATACCTGTTCAGAATGCAGATTCTTCCGTGGGGGCAAACATCCGCAATGTTTGCAATACGAACTGGAAATTGATTGGAATCCAGATTATATAGCTTGCAAATTTTACAATCTGGAAGAATCTCAGATTGATGGTCAGGTCAATATCTTTGATTTGTTGTAAAACGTGATAATTGTGTATTTAAAATAGCGCAGAATCGTTCAAAAGAGAATAATGGTAGAAATTATAGGGCATACAAAAGATAAAGAAAAACAGCGTTTAAAATGAGATAATTATATGGAGGGACAATTAATGGAAAAAGCTATATTGTATGCCATAAACGAAAGAATGTTCTCACTTGGTCTGATAGATGAGAAAACAAGAGATAAAATTAAAGCTGAAATCAGCATTAGAAAGTAACGACAATGTATTGAGTGGATTTATATGAGGTGTTATACTTTATATGATTCCACTCCCTGTTTATTAAGGGAGAAATGCACTATGAATATTTATTATGTAAGAGAAAAATTAAGAAATTGCTCTATTTACGACATTGAACTAAATGTTGCTTATTATGCCAGGGTTTCTACTGAAAAAGTTGAACAGCAAGCATCCATTAAGCACCAGGAGGAACATTTTGAAGAACTGATACATTCTAACAACAGATGGAAGTTTGCCGGTTCTTACATTGATGATGGTATCTCTGGAATGCACGCAGATAAAAGAGAAGAATTCCAAAGAATGCTCAGAGATGCAAAGCTTGGAAAAATTGACATGATTATAACAAAAGAAATTTCAAGATTTGCGAGAAACACTCTTGATAGCATCCAATACACAAGAGAATTGTTGTCTTACGGCGTATGCGTTTGGTTCCAAAATGATGGAATTAACACTATTGATGATGATAGTGAGTTCCGACTTACTATTATGGCTGGGGTAGCGCAGGACGAAATCCGAAAACTTTCTTCAAGAGTAAAGTTTGGACACGCACAGTCAATCAAAAACGGTGTTGTTCTCGGACACAGAATGTATGGATACTCAAACAATCAAGGAAAGCTTGAACTGATTCCAGAAGAAGCAGACATGGTTCGAATGGTCTTTCGAGACTATGCTTCTGGAATGTCTACACCAAGAATTGAAAAAAAACTCTGGAATATGGGATATAGAAGTTTCAAAGGCGGTAAGATCAGTAGAGATGTCATAAAAAATATTATTCGGAATCCAAAATACAAAGGATACTATTGCGGAGGAAAAGTAAAGGTTGTCGATATGTTCACAAAGAAACAAGAATTTCTTCCGCAGTCAGAATGGATAATGTTTAAGGATGATGGTTCCAGAGTACCGCAGATCATTGATGAAACTACCTGGGAAAAGGCAAACGCATATTTAAGAGAACGTGGAGAAGCCATAAAATCAAGAAGAACCTCTTTTAAAAACGAAAATATTTTCACTGGAAAACTTTTCTGCGCAAATGACGGAGCGCCATACTGGATGAAGCAGCATTATATTCGAGGAAAAGAAGATGTTCGATGGGTATGCAGTTATAAGATAAAAAACGGAGCAGCTTCATGCGATTCATTCGGACTGGCAGAATCAGAACTGAAAGAAATAATTGCAGAATTAATAAATAAATCTTCTGAAAATATTGACAGCATTTTGGAAGAATATTTTGAAATTTTGCAGTCCTCGATCAAAAACATTCCAGACAATAAAAACGAAATCTCACGACTTGAAAAACAGATTGATCTGTTAAAACAAAAACGTGAAAAAATACTGGAATATAATCTGGATGGAAAAATATCTGATGATGAGTTTATTTCAAGAAATAAAGAATACGTGAAGCAGATAAAACAGATTGAGAGCCATATTCTAGAAATCCAAAATACAAAAAGTCCAGAGCCAGTAGAAATACAATTAAGTGCTATTAAAGAACAGTTAGAAAAGTTTAAAGGCGTTACTCCACAGGACATTAACAGGCAGATTGTCAATGAACTTTTTGAGAAAATTACCGTGGAACCGTTGGCGGTTACATGTGCAACACTGACATTTCAATTAAGGTCTGGAAGCCTTGAAAAATGGGGGTTTCCCTTGCGCCGTTCTGACGATATGATTTTCACTCTACATTCAGAACAACACAAGATATTTAGTAGGAAAACTTGCATTAAGACACAAGATATGGTATTTTTCAAATATAAGTACCTTTTAGCACTATAAGAGAAAAAATGGGAGTGGAATCAATGATACATACAGCTTATGACGTAATGAAAGAGTTTTTAATCACGGATGCAGACCTTGATGGTAAGTACGGAATACCGAAAATTCCAAAGACATTTATCCATCCTGGAAAAGATACTGTAGACTTTGCAGAGAGCTTCAGCAGAAAGATAAAGAACCATCGGGAACTGGATGTAAACTTCTACGTGGACGATGTACAGTTTCAAAGATTATGGAATCAGCCGGACAAGTATATGGAGCATTTAAAATGTTTTCATGCAGTCATTATGCCGGATTTTAGCATATCGGTAGGCAAGAATGGAATGCCACTGGTAATGTGCCTGTGGAATAAATATCGCAATCATGCACTGGCTCACTACATGGTCTTGAATGATATTCCAGTAATTCCGAACGTAAACATATTACCAGAATACTGTTGGGACTGGTGCTTTGATGGACTGCCGGATGGAAGCACAGTTGCCTGTTGCACAAATGGAAGAGTAAAGAGCAAGGCGGCACGGTTGGAATTTTGCGTTGGTTTCAAGGAGATGGAACGGAGATTGAAGCCACTGCGAGTTATCATTGTTGGAAGAACCCCGGAAGAATTAGAAACAGACACGAAGATTATAAATTTTGAAACCAGGAATCAGAAGATTAACAAGGAGGGTGTGAATGGGAACAACGACTGATAATTACCAGAGAAAGAAGAAACTTTCCAAGTCCCAAATGAAGAGGACGGAACGTTTAGAGAAATCATCCCACAGAAGATATGGAACACGGAAGAAAGAAGGATTAAATAAATTGTGAATTTTGAATCATTTGAAACTTTACGCTATAGAAATATTTGTGCAAAATTAAAATTTAAGTGGTAACTAGAAAATGCGAGATTTTTTCTGGTTGCCACTTTTTTTCTGGATTTCTTTGATTTTCGGCTTGCAAAATGATGTTGGAATTTAAGAATCATTCACAAGTTAGTTGCAACTATTGAAGCCTTGAACAGTTGCGACTTTTCCGCCGGCACAAACAAACCATGGACAGTACTGGAAGCCGATACCATGCCGATCTGATGAAGTCTTGACGATGCCAGACACCAACGAAGCCAGCCGTAGCCCTGGCAGATCAGAACCAACAGCCAACAGATAATAGATTGTGACATCAAACAGCATATAATGCAGTGATTAAAAATGCAATAATACTCTTACAAAATAAGCCTTAAATAGCTTGTAATGTATTTATCATATATTTTATTGACTACGATTATAAAACGCCTTAAAAAGGCAAATACAGCGTTATACAAGCATATCACAATATAGTCATATAGCCCTAATTGATATATAGCCCGGACAGTTGCGACAGATCACCGGGAGGCCCGGACAAGCTACGCACATAATCGGACAAAATGCACCAATTTACACGGTACACAAATAAAGCATAGCTGCACATAGCTATACAAGGCTATTATACATCTATAGCCACAGACAGTCAATAAAGCATGTAACGCGTTTAAAGGCTCATAAACAGCTTATAATTCAACAGTGGCATAAATCCCCATTAACAGCATAAAAAGCCATTTACGGATAAAATAGTACGTTAATTGATTGACTTATGGTATTAACTTTACAAGGTGCATCTGGCAGAATGCCAAAAAACCGCTTGCACGCCGTGAACGTGCCGCCAGACTAGATACCGGGAAGCGGTGAAAAAATCATTCGTTTATAACAATGTTGAAATCATCATCAATATAACCAATAAATTTTATATTATCCTGGTTATATTCGTTTTTATATGTTTTATATATTCGTACATGCTTAAAATTTCCATTATACCAAACATCTAAGCCCATAGCATGTACTTTTTTATTTGCTTCAAGTTGCTTTCTTACATTTTCCTTAAAAGTTGAATTTTTCATGTTTTATCTTTCTTCCCTTCACCCTGGGAGCCAGGATATAAAAAGACTTGTCATATTATTTAAAAGTCATTTTTGTAACAGCCGGAAGACTGCGAAAAAATTCCCGGTGATCATAATCATCATTAATTTTAAATTGTTGGTCGCTTGTTGGGATGATCGTACCCCCGATAAGCTCCATACAGGAGAGTTGTAAACAGCCCTCTTTTTTCGTTGATCTATGCAAAGCGTACCGCATCACAGACTTTTTACCATCCCGGCGCTTTACCGGGGACATATCCCAATAAGCTAATTTAATAACGCCATCGGAAACAGCAGTAAAAATTTCCGTTGCTTCCTTTTCAGCTTTTCTGTTGATTGTATCAACTATGGAGAAGTCGCCGCTTTTTATGGCGGCGATTGTCTGCGCTTGCGTGGCTTTCTTGATTGTTACCATTTTAAAGCCCTCCATAAGTTTTATTTGTCTTGTAACACTTGTTCCAGAAGTCAACAACGTTTTCAGCTTCTTTTTTCGTGCTGCAAATATTTGCGGAAGTAATACCGGGGATTTGCAAGGAAAAAATAAGGTTGTCAGATTCAGCAACCCGAAGAACAGAAGCAAGGTTTTTATTGTTTGTGCGTGTTGAAATTGCTATATAATGATATTTCATGTTTAAGCCTCCATTTCTTTATGTGCTTCGTCAAAATCTTCTTCGAGATCGTCCAGTACTTCAGAAATTGCGAGCCCTAATAAGTAACAACGGATTGTTACGTCTGCCCATTCTGCGCCCTTTTCAATAACGTTTATGTTATTCTGCCCGAACTCGTCAAGAGCTTCTTCGAGTAGGCCCCAGTTGTGCGCTATGCTTTCTTCTGCCTTGTAAGCATTGCAATAGTAAGAGCCGCTTGCATTGCCTGTTACGCTGTCTTCTATCCAAAGTTCATCATTCAATTTTTCTTCCAGTTCTTCCAGGCTGTCAAAGTCTGTGAAATTAATTTCACTATCAATATAATTTTTAACGTCTTCTTTTACTGCTTCCAGATAATTGTATTTTGTCATTGTTTTTTACCTTCGCCCCTGTTATAATGGGGTTGCCTTTCTTTTTTAGTTTGGTGCTGGCTGTTCGTCTTGGTAGGATGCAGCCAGCTTTTTTATTTTGCCTAGGAACTAGAATTTTTCAATTAATCGGTGCCGGTTCCCTATGTCCTCATTGGCTTGAGTGGTTCGGGCGATTCCGGTTGTTTGTTTCTTTTGTTCCTTTGTTGGTATTATAATAGCATAGTTTAATAATAATGTCAATAGCATAGTTTAATAAAACGTATAATTTTTTATGATATGTATTTTTGCGCTCCATATAATAGGAAGAGAAAAAATAATATGTGAAAACCTACTATATAATTGACGCATAGTTTAATAAATGATATAATCAAAGCAAACAATAACAGGAGGGTTAATAAATGGCATTTAAAGAGAAAGAAAAGGAACTTTCATATATTGCACAATATCAAAAAGACAAGTACGACCGTATAACAGTAATGGCGCCAAAGGGAACCAAGGAAGACGTTAAAAGAGCGGCCGATCTAAAAGGCGTAAAGATGTCTGCGTTCGTTCTGGAGTGCATACAAAAAGAATTAGAAAGAATGAAGAATTAAAGAATAGTTTAATAAAGTACTTGACGCATAGTTTAATAAGCGCTATAATAAAGACAGTTAAAGAAAAACAACCACACAGCCCCAGGAGGGCGGACAGGAGGGAAAATATGAAAATAAATGAAATGCGCGGAAATCAATTCCTTCCGGGAAACTGTATTTACAGACCGGAGAATTACCCGGAGGAATGGCGGGAACGCCTGGAAGCTGGCGAGGCGATCAGCTATGAAGAGGACGGCGAACAGTGCCAAATCTGGCTTGAGATGGAAGAACCGGAAGAAGAATAAAAAAGGAGGGAAAGAACATGGAAATTAAAATCTATTGCAATTACGGAGTACTGGGAGCAGAGAAAAGAAAGAAATACACTTTCGGCGCGCCACATGCTATGGCTGACTGTTGGGATGAAATGACAGTAGAGACACCAGAAGGATGGGAGCCTTTTAAAAACGAGATGGGTAAGTTAATGGTAAAAGCTCCATGGGGCTGGGACTACGAAATCAGCGAAGTTTTACAGGGGGATGAAAAGCCATGTTTTTATGCACTTGATAAGAACATGAATGGACATAGAAAATATTTAAAAATTATAGGGTAATCAAACTTTTAGGAGGATAAAAAAATATGAAAAAAATATATTATCACGAGATTACAATGTCCCAGAGTTACAATGAGGGGACAAAAGAACCGATTTACGAAGTATGCAAAGAACAATTTCAATGTGAATACTCGGAAGAATGGACAGAAGACGACGAAGACCCCATAAAAGATTATGTGGAAAATATGATTGAAAATTCTTCTGACGAGAGTTTCAAAGAAAACGGTTATTCTTGGGATGAAAACGCAGCTATCAATTTCTCAACAGTTACATTTTCGGGAGCAAGCCATATTTTATTTAAGAATGGGGAACCAATAGAATTGTATTATGTGGATTAAAAAAAGAGGTAAATTTATACCTCTTTTTTCGTGTCTAACTAACAATAAACACTTTTCAATTCACACCTAAATAATTTAGGTATATTAAATATAGCATATAAAAATATATTTGTCAATAAAATTAAAGCCCTAGGAAATTAATCCCGGGGCTTTTAAAATGCTTATTTATGGCGGCTATGGACAGAGTACAGACCGCCGCCGAGCCTGTTAATATTTAAATAACACAGATTTTCACAAATTGTCAAGAGAAATATTTTTAAAATACCGCTTGACATTTTTCTAAAACTTCTTTAGGCTATCAGATAACGAGAGCTGACGGAACTCAGGAAGGGCAGAGGCTGAAAGTACACAGAATCGTTAATCAAATAACACGCATAACAAGCCAGATCACGCCGGATAGAAACTCCTGGAAGGTCTGGCTTTTATTATGCAAATCTGCGAAAATATAGCCTCCCTTATATTATATATAATTATATAATTATTCTCTGCCCTTCCTAGATTCCTAAAGCTGGAGTTTATTAAAAGATATGCTATACAGTACCGTATAATAATATATAAGATATAAATATAAATAAAGATTATAATATAATACCCCAATTGTTATTTATTAATTACTAACAAAATAAAGGGTTTTATTTTATGCAAAATTAAATTTGACAAGATATTAAAAACTGTGTTAAGGTATCTGCAACAAAGAAAACAGAATATTTTTTTAATTTGAGTTTTAGAGAATGTACCCGAACACCCGGAAGGCTTCCGGGAATAAGATTTACCAGGTGACATTCTCTTTTTTGTTTACAAATTAACGTTCTAAAGCGAGGTGATAACATGAAAGATAATACAGTAAATGTACAAGACGTAGATATCTATTTAGATAATATTAATATATATGCTGATGAATATATAAATACTGTATTATGTATATCACCAGATAACGAAAACTACAAAAAAGAGGTATCAGATAGCTTTGTAGATATGATTTTTTATATTGCAGATCATATACAAAAGCCAAGTAATGACAATATAGAGCTATTAGATAAAATGTTTAATACTTATGTGAGATTATGCAGTAAATATCATGTATTACCAACCCTAGAAGTATTTAGCTTTTTAGTTGGGATTAATCGTACAACGTTTACTGACTGGATGAATGGAGTGTATAGAACAAACTCATCACATGGTGACACGGCTAAAAAATGGTTTGATATTTGTAAAAACTGCGCAATCAATAGATTACATAATCAGACCGGAACAAATGCGAATTTGATATTTGTTGCAAAAGCCGCCTATGGAATGGCAGAAACTGCACCAGTACAAGCCGCGCAGCAATACGGAGTACCACAGCAGACAGCCCAGCAGATCGCGGAGAAGCACAAAGCGGCGCTGGAGCTTCCAGAGATGGAAAAACCGGAGCTATAACAGTAAAAACACTATATGTTGTGATTGCGAAGAAACGGATTCTATATCTAGTAATACGCAATGTGCAAATAGGGTACACCCTAAAAAGACATTTTATAAAAAACTGTTTTTTGTGCAATATTACAACGGATTTTGTATAGCATTCCCTTGACTACTGCCGAAGGCCTACGATAAACAGCGACCAGGCAAGGGCAGCGGGTCCCATGGGGCGGCGGGCTGACTTGCCAGCGTCCGCACTGGATGACCGGGAGGGGGGTATATATAAAACCTTATACAGGCTGAATGAGTAACCCGAATAAAGAACCTATTGTGTTTTGTCCTACATATATAAGGAATGATGATATGACAAAAGGAAGGCCAACTACAGACCCGAAGGGAGATTCAATAAGAGTTCGAGTAAATGATGATATGAGAATGCTTCTTGAAAAGGAATCTCTTCGATCTGGAAAAAGTATTTCACAAATTATTAGAGACTTGATAATGAGTTATTTGATTTAGAAAGGAAGTCGCACAGATAAGGAGGACGCCTTAAAGTGCAGCCTCCCATCAAAAAAGAGAACCATTAAGGCTCTCTTTTCAGATCATTGCTATTAAATTTTACTATGATATCTGGAAATGCTTCAACAGAAATTTGACATTCAAGAAAGTCAAGGATGGCTATAAGTTCATAAGCAGAAAGCGTTTCTCTGGAAAACTTGTTAGCTAGTGCTTGCGGTGAAGTTCCTAGATGTTCAGCAACTTGAATATTTGTAATTTTTTTCATTTTCATTATTTGTTTAATTTTTTGAGATACCATATAAACACCTCCTACTTACATAATAAACGCAAATGTTATAAAAATCAATTAAAATTCACTTAAACGTGTAATTTACTATTGAAAACACACACGCTATAGTGTATAATTGTTTTATAAAGAAACAGGAGCGTGTATATATGAAAGTAGGATATGTAAGAGTTTCAACAGTAGAGCAAAATGAAGCGAGACAGATTGAAGCAATGAAAACAGATGGTGTTGAGAAAATTTATATGGATAAAAAATCTGGGAAAGACTTCAATCGTCCAGAGTATCAGAAAATGATTGCTTCTCTTCAAAAAGGTGACATTCTGGTAATCCATTCGATTGACCGACTTGGAAGAAACTACGAAGAGATTATTGCTGAATGGAGAAGAATCACAAAAAAGATTGAAGCAGATATTATTGTACAGGATATGCCGTTGCTTAATACTACGCAAAACAAAGACTTGACAGGAACATTGATCGCAGACATAGTTTTGCAGCTTCTCTCATATGTAGCACAAAGAGAAAGAGAAAATATTCGGCAGCGACAAAAAGAAGGCATTGCAATTGCAAAAGCCCAGGGCAAATATAAAGGCCGTGCCCAAAAAGAGATAGATAAGGAACTTTTCAACGAAACTAAACGCAGTTGGCAAAGAGGGGAAATAACAAAGGTACAATTTGCCGAGATTATGGGAGTTTCAAGAAGTACGCTATATAAACTTTTAGAGGGGGATAAAGATGATTGATTTTACAAACAAATGCATTGTTACAGAAAACAATGTTGAATCAGAACAGTTGCTTAAAAAAGCAATAGCTCAAGGGTTCAACTTGCCAAAAGGTCAAAAAGCAATGGAATCACATAGATACTTTCATTTTATTGGAAGTCCATATAAACATGTTATGGCTCCTTATGAAGTAAGTTCGAGTGATTTCAACAAAGCGGTTAGATATTCGGAGTTGTTTGGTGATGAGCAAGAAGAACTAAGAAAAATTGTTGATTCAGCTGCAAGATGGTGCCGGGCATACGGATATGAACATTTGAATGTATATGCAAACGAAGAGCTTGAAAGTTATACCGGAAAGGCAATCGCAAAGACAACAGACAATATCATACAGCGTGCTTATGTTGAAATAAAGAAACCACGCAAACTGACTGTTTCAGAGTTGGAAGCATACTTAGGATATCCCATTGAAATTGTAAGTTGAGGTAAGTGCTTATGAAACCAAACCCACAATCCGAATCAATCCGCATCCGATTTTCCGAAAAACAGAAAAAAAGGCTCCTGGAAGAGAAGAACCGGACGGACAGGAGCGTATCGGACATTGTAAGACAGGCAGTTGATGAATATTTTGGGAGGAAAAGACGTGCTTAAATTTTTTTCAAAAAATAAAAAAGGCGTTTCAGTTCCAGAAGAATACGAAAAGAAATTCCCGAATGCAGATACCAAACGCATAAGGAAAGACAATATAGTTGTTCATTCGAGTGGAATATGTGCAGATGGGAAATTTTACAACACAGAAAATGCAGAAAAGATATTTACCGATAATATTGACTGCGACCATTACGGATATACATGTTATTCAGAAAAGACTTATTTTTTAACAGCAAAGGGAAATTGGTTTTCAGCATTTACAGTTATTAATGGCTATAGAGAAGAGAACCAAGAAGAAAATACAATAACAACGTGGGTACATATTGCTTATGGCTCTTTGCAAGTTGAAGACAAAGAAAATATAAAAATATTATTGGGAAGGAAAGACATTGACCTTTACAAGAAATATTTCGGGGAGGTGGAAGAAGGATGATGAATTATTTTTTATACAGTATTGGGAATGATGTCCGTTCATGTGAAAAAGAAGAGTATATTCCAAGAGATGCTACTGGAATACTTAAAGTACAAAATGGAGAAGTATTTTCAAAGGAAAACGGAGAATGGAAAAAGTTATCCATGCTATACGCACCAATAAGTGATAACAAGGATAGTCTTCCCGAATCCCCCATTGATGTAGCGTCTATGCTTATCAATGCCACAGTAACTAACGAACTACCGACTGAGAAAATTCCACTGTCTTCATTATTGGAGCAGAAAACATGGGAAATTCCAAAATACAACATTCTACAGTTGGAAGAGATTGCGAAACACCTCCTTCTCTACTGTGAAACTAAAAGAAAGGGGCGCGAAGATGTCTTTAGTAAAAATCACAACCCCCAACCCCAATGATTGGCTCGGCACAAAATATTTCATTGATGGAAATGAAGTTCCGAGAGTAAGATCAATAAATTTCCATACCGCAGTAGATGAAATTCCAGTATTTGAGTTTGAAATGATGGCTGTCCCAGACATTGAAATGGAATGCTTGGCACAAATCGGTGTCACTTCTCAATCAATTACTGACGCAATTTCAGTTTTAAGGCACGAACTGCTACAACACGGAGAAATTTACAATGGATTCAAAGCAAGCCTAAAATCGGCTTTAGAATCCTACAATTACTGTGGAATGCCATTTGAGCCAGAAGAAGAGATTGCAGAAAAGATTTTGAATTTCTTAATTGGGGAGGAAAAAGGAAATGAATGCACTTAATGTAATCGGAACAGCTGTAAATCTTGCATTTTTCGTTCTGGTTCTTGCTGGAACTTTAGCCATACTGGACGAAGAAGGAAAGACAAACGTAATACAGATTTTATTCTGCATTTGTTTAGAAATATGTTTCGCACTTAATATTTTTTTAATCTGCACGAGGTGACAAATGTATTTACCGATTCCAATTGGAATTATCCCGATTGAGTTAATCGAAAGGGTTAAATTCATAAAAGCGCCGCTTCGACTTAATCCATGTAGGTTCGGGAAAGCCTATGAAAGTGATAAGTCGAGGCATCCAGAGTAGCGTAAGCTCTTATTGATGAATACGCCAGGAATTATTAAATATTTGGAAAAGAAAATTCCCATCCTGGAAAAGAGTAATCGGTAAGAGCGGAAAATTTATATACTTGTTTAGCTTAATATCACGACTTCCCCGGTCTTAATGGTGCGCCGGGGTTGATGGGCTATCGCCAAACGGTTAAGGCATAGCACTTTGACTGCTATATTTGCTGGTTCGAATCCAGTTAGCCCAGTTTGCGGTTTTGCTAATTCCGCAAGTGTTCTTTTTGAAACACTTTTTACTCCGGTCTTCTAGCCCAACGGGGCTGATTAAAGGGGCTTCAAATGTCCCGGAAGACTTTCTGAAATCTAAAAGCGTTTCAGAAAGCCTTTGTTGCGGCTGGTGGTCAAGAACTGCAACAGTGCCGGATTGTTTGCCATGGCGGTCAAATAATTCGGTATCTTAGGAAGCTTAGTTCAGCGGTAAGAGCAACGGCCTCATAAGCCGTAAGTCCTGGGTTCGAATCCCAGAGCTTCCATTTCTTCTAAATGCCATTCATCCGTAATATGGGTGGAAAAAACTTCCAGTTGAGTGTGTGGATTGGGTAAATTTAGGTGCGATACGGCGTAGCTTAAATGGATCTGATTTCCCGGCTGGTATATCTCTGAGTTAAAAATATTAACGCAGCGCACGTTAATAAAAGGAGTTTTCAAGAGATGCCGTTCTAAGACGCATAAAAATATCCAGTGAATCTACAGCACTAAAACTTGTAGATAGTGGAAAGCATAACACGATAAACCTATTGCTAACCCGGTTTTTCCGGGTTCCGGCAGGATAGAGAAGTGGAATATCGCAAGGCTCATATCCTTGAGAACGGCGGTTCGAATCCGTCTCCTGCAATTACATCTACCAGGTGTAGATAGGATATCTTACTTTAGCATAGCTATTGTTGGTTTTTAGACGAGGTAGCTCAATTGGACAGAGCAATGAGAATATTAGTCATGTTTGTGACTATAACAGCAATTTACTCCATTACAAGGCATAGGTTGGTGGTTCGAATCCATCCCTCGTCACTGCCCCGGTTATCGGTTACGGAAAACCGATTAGAACATGTTTGTGTTCTTCACTACAAATAATTTTATAGGTTCAAATCCTGTTGGGGCAATTATGTGATGCTTACAGCAATTATTCTGGATATGACTGTTAATCATAAAACCAAAAAGCATCATGAAATTTATGGGACGCTTGCAGCAACTCACTTAAATAAAATCTAATTCGTATATTTTGTATTTTTCGTGTCCTGAAAGGAGAAAAAGCATGGATTTTGCAAATGCAATGAAACAAGAAAACAAATTTACAAGAACCGAAAACGGAGCAGTTGCGCTGAATACTACAAGCGATGCAAGACTTGACCTGTTCGGAACTATTGGTGCATTGAGAGAAGCTGATGAAAATAGAATCACCACTTTATTCTCAGAAGCATTTGCGCAGGATAAACTCTTTGCCACAAAGATTGCTTTTTATGCAAGAGATATTCGTTGTGGGCTTGGAGAGAGAAAAACTTTCCGAACCATTATCCGCTACATGGCTGAACATCATCCAGAAGCACTCAGACCGAATCTTGATTTAATTGGAGTGTTCGGATGATATGATGACCTCTATGAACTGATTGGAACACCATTGGAAGATGATATGTGGAAAACCATGAAAAATCAGTTCGAGGAAGATTTGAAGAATCTTAATGAAGGGAAAGCAATTTCTTTGCTTGCTAAATGGATTAAGACCGCCGATGCAAGTAGCACAGAAACTAGAAAGTTAGGAATTCTGACTGCACAGAAGTTGGGTTATCCAGTCTACAACTTTAAGAGAATTGTTCGTAGCATGAGAAAACAGATCGGTGTTGTTGAAAGCCTTATGTCTGCCGGTAAGTGGAACGAGATTAAATATCCAGAAGTTCCAAGCCGTGCAATGATGATTTATCGTAGAGCCTTTGCAAAGCATGATCCAGATGGTTTCAGTGAGTTTATCAATAAAGCTGATAAAGGAGAAATTAAAATCAATGCTTCAACCTTGTATCCATACGATATCGTAGAGAAAATTCTTTACGGAAAAGAAAACAACAAAGTTCTTGAAGCACAGTGGAAAGCGCTTCCAGATTATGTCGAACAGGGAACAAATGCACTGATAATGGCTGATGTATCTGGCTCAATGTATGGAAGACCAATGGCAACGTCAATCGGCTTGGCAATATATTTTGCTGAGAGAAATACAGGAGCATATCATAATTTGTTTATGACATTCTCTAGTTGTCCACAGATTGTTTCTCTGAAGGGAAAAACACTTCATCAGAAAATAATCAATGTTGCAAAAGCAAATTGGGGCTATGGCACAGACCTCAAAGCTGCATTTAAGAAAGTACTTGATATTGCCGAGAAGAATAATATTTCTCAAGAAGAAATGCCAAAAGCTATAGTCGTTATCTCTGATATGGAAATTGATTATAGTGGCAATAAGGACTGGTCTTTCTATGACAAAATGGAAAAGAAATTCAGAGAAGCTGGATACATCATTCCGAACGTTATCTTCTGGAATGTAGACAGCAGACATGATGTATTTCATGCAGATGCTACAAAAAAAGGCGTACAGCTTGCAAGTGGTCAGTCGGTAACAGTATTCAAACAGGTTTTACAGAATCTTGGATACAATCCGATTGAGGCTATGGAAAACACGATCAATTCGGAAAGATACAATTGTATTACTGTTGAATGAAACAAAAGTGAAACCCATCCCAGTTCTTTTCAAAAGAACTGACCGTGACAGGCGGTGATATGAAACATAGCTCAGTGGTAGAGCAATGATACTCAATATCATGTGACACAGGTTCGATTCCTGTTGTTTCTATCTGGCAAATTGCCATTGCCAGAAGTTGCATTTTCCCCCTAAAGTTCCAGTGTTTCTCGTTGGGAGATTTATGCCGTTCAAGTCGGCGCACTGGATTTTTCTAAATCGAGGTAATTTATGAATGAAAAAAGTTGCAAGAATTGTTGAAAACATGATAACTTCACATGTGTTTGCTTCAATGTCGATAGTGAATATTGCGCAGACTTTAGATGCATGTATGATAGTTGTGAATGTTGGGAGGAGAACAAGCATGAGTGATTTGTCTGAACTTATAAATAGAGGTGGTTTAATCGATGATTTTAAGATAGAAAAATCCAAAGATGAACCACCTACACAACCAATAAAGTTAGCAGACTGGTTGGTTGACAGAGGATTGAAAGATGGTATTCGCCTGTATGGGAATAATGACCTTAGAAAACTTGCAAATTACTTACTGATTTACTGTGGTGATGAAAATGATTGAGGTATGCGGTAAAGAAATCAAAGACGAATGCTCACACTGCGGAAATATCCTTGAGTGTGAGCTGTTCCGCCAGGGACATGGCATAAAACAGGAACGTGAGAACATAGCTAAAATGATCGCCTGCCAGATGAAGCACAGGGAAAAGAGGGAGGAAAAACATGATTAAAATATTAAAAACAGGAACAAAAAAAGAAACAACTTGTGATAAGTGCGGTGCGCTATTGAGCTATGACGAGTGTGAAGACGTAAAAGAAGAATGTATAGAGAAAGTGTTTACTACAAATATGCCATCTGGACATGGTCGTAAGCAGAAATATATTATATGTCCACAGTGTAAGAATAAAATAGTTACTTGGGCTACAAGATAGAGGGAGAATGCCATGAGAATTGAAGATTTGAAGAGCTGGACAATAGATCAGTTGAAAGAAGAAGTTGTTCGTTTGGCTGATGAATGCGAGAAAAAACAGCATATAATCCTGGACTATAAAGCTTTATCGGAGACACTTAACCAAAAGCTTCTTGAAAATGATAACTGGAAGATTCCGATTGATGGAATTGAAAATGTAGATACTGGTCATCCATCTATAGAATGGTATGAACAACGACACCAGGATGACTGTATTAGAATCAACGAGTTAACTGTTACTGTTGACACATTGGTTGACCGATACGCTAATTTAAGGAAAAACAAAGGAATGTGCTGATATGGGCGAAAAGAACGAATTAAAGCATTTCTTTACATGTAATGGAAAAGTTATTGAAACAATACCAGAGATTTCAATTTCGGATGGTACTGTTATCGAAGGCGGTATTCTTCACAGAAATGAGGACGGTACACTTTGTAGCATAGGCAAGCCGTTAAGTATTGAACTTGAATGTAAATTCAGTGATGAACTATTTTGGACACTAGTTGCCCCAAATCGAATAAACCAGAACAATTTCCGAAAAATGCATGGGATTCCCAAAAAGCGCAAGATTGCAGGACGAAAAGGAGTAAGAAAATATAGATGAGCATTAAATCAGCATTAGAATCCGAAGGAATAGATTTTTCTGAATACATGAACCCGCCCGAACCGTGGAATGGACAGGCATTGATACGGAATATTAACGGAACGAAATACGCTTGTTGTCCTTTTTGCGAAAAGAAAGCACTTCTGATTAGTCCAGAAACAAAAATTAGGCATCTTAAATTGAAGTGCAAGGGAAGTAACTGCAAGAAAGAGTTTGAGGTGAATGTATGAGAATTGTGGTTAAAAGGATTCCGATTGAGATCATCGAACTTGGAATAGAAACATATGCGCAGATTGATATCGAGGAAATTCTTCTTATATCTTATCCGCCAATTACAAAGACCGTTTTAAAATTTTATACTGAGTACATTGCGTTTGAATTCCAAAAGGAATATTCAGTAAAAATAAAAAATGATGATGCAGTGATAAAATGTTATAGGGGAAACACTTTGAACACTTTCATTCAGAAAGACGCAGGTGAAAGAACTGTTGCTGAATGGCGCAAGGTTATATCGCGTTCAAAAAACACTCCGTACATTGTTAGAACTATTAATTCTATAAAAGTGCCTGATGAAGATGCTATTAAAGCGATTGCAAGTGATGCGACAGAACTTCAAAAGACTAAACCTGTGGAACTGGACGAACTTTCGGAAGAAACCAAGTTTAGAATTTATAAATTAATTGTAAATGAAATTGGAAAGCATTTTTACAATTGCGAGATGCGTATGTCATATAAAGACTTTATACTTGTTGAGGATTGCATCAGAAAAGTTTTGCAAGGAGAACAAGATGAACACAAAACGGATTAAATGTATTTTGACAGGTGGATGCAAGTTCAAAAGTTCGGATACAGAATCGAAATGCAATGATAAAGAAAAGACTTGCACCATTACAGAAACTTGCTACAAATGTGGGAAGAAGTACACTGCCGTATTTACCTACAAACAATTAGGGATTCCAGTGAGGTGAATGTATGAATTGGTTTAAAGAAAAATGTTCCCACCTATATGAGGAAATTGGGAAATGCTATGACAGAATAGATTACGGAAATGGTACTCATATAAATGCTTATATTGTAAAAAAATGCAAAATATGCGGAAATATTACAGCCAAGACTGTATATTCAAATGAATTTACAAGGTATACATCTCCTGTAAGAGTTGATGATTGTGTAAAAAAAACTGATAGCTAAAGGATATGTTGACAAGGTTGATTTCTTTTTGGAACACGAAAATGATAATATACCGTGGAAATAAATGGAGGTCTATTGAGTGAAGAAGGCAAGAAAAATATGTTGGATAATTGCGAATTTCATAATATCCAAATGGGTAGCAGATTATTTGATAGCCACAATTCAAATGATGATTGAAAATCATTGGGGATTTTCTGCAGTGCCATTACTGTTTATGGCAGTATTCGCAGAATGGAAAGTAATTGAAAATATTTTTACGGAATTAAAAAGATGATTTTATCAAGAAAGGATATGTATGACAAAACAAGAAGCGGTAGTAGTTGAAACCTACACAGGAATTTGTATGCTTACAGGGGATGACCGAAGACTTGCATACGAATACGCAGAAAAACTTTTAGGTCATCCGATATATACACATGAATTCCCGAAGTATGCTGATAAGTTGAAAGAACTTAGCAAGCCAGATTTTATTGAAATTTGTAGAAAGTTAGGTGATTGAATGAATCCAGTATTTATATTTCTAGTGATATGTGGAGCGGCAGTAGTATGGTTCCTGCTTTACAAATTATTTCAACCACTAGGTAAATTATTGAACCACATTGGCAGAAATGCTATTGATGAGTTAAATAAAGACGAAAGTCAAAAAGAGGAGGATAATAAATGAAAAAAGGACTTTTAGGTGGAATTGGATTAGCTGTTGTAATCATTGCAGGACTTATATGTGTTGCAAAGTGCAGTGTGAGAGTTCCGGCTGGTTACATTGCGGTAGAGTACAAAATGAACGGAGGAATCTCTAAGAATGTACTTACACAGGGATGGCATGTGATTTCACCAACAGTAAAAACTTCACTGTATTCCGTTGGAATCGAGCAGTCTTATCTTACATCTGAGGATAAGGGCGATTCTCCAAAAGATGAAAGCTTCAAGACACCAACAGCAGATGGTAAATCGCTTCAAGTTGACCTTGAATTTTCTTATAAATTCGATCAGAGCAGAGTAACTGATGTATTTACTCAGTTCAAAGGTCAATCCGGGGAATCTGTGAAAAATACTTTTATTAAGCCTAAGATGAAAGCATGGACGCAGGAAGTAACTGCGAAGTATCCAGTAACAGATGTTTTCGGTGATAAACGCCAGGAACTGAATGAAGCACTTGACGAATATCTTAAACAGAAGTTTGAGCCATACGGAATTATTATTGATACAGTAAACTTTACTTCTATTTCCACCGATGATGAAACACAGGCTGCAATTCAGAAGAAAGTGAACGCTCAACAGGAGCTTGAACTTGCTAACATTGAAGCTAAAACAGCAAAAGTACAAGCTGATAAAGATAAAGAAGTTGCACTGATTGCTGCCGAACAGGAAAAGGAGAAAGCATCTATCCAAGCGGAACAGGCAAAGATTGATGCAGAAGGAAAAGCAGAAGCAATTAAGATTAAAGCTGAAGCTGAAGCTGAAGCAAATAGAAAAATCGCAGAATCTCTTACTCCCGAACTGATTGAAAAACAGAAAATTGATAAATGGAATGGTGAAGTACCAAAAATTCAAGGAAGTAACACTTCTACCATCGTAGATACAAGAGATATGACAGCTGATGAGAATGCTAAATAATAAATAAAACAGTCAAGAGAGCCACATGAGAGCCAGACTAAATCCTAAAAAGAAAGGAGGTCTGGCTCTATTTTTATGGGAAAAATTACAGAAGGCTCGCTCGAATGGTATCGGGCAGTTCTAAATCAGATTATCAGCAGCGACATGACAATCTATCAAAATCAAAAAGATTGCCTTGATTTGCTCTTAAATATGAATATTGACCTTCCTTTCAATAAGAATCAAGAAGCACGGAAAATGGCTATGAAAGTAAGTCAATACTCACATAACATAGCAGAGAAGTGTGCTGCATTAACTGGCAGTGGTAATTTTGACGATATCTACTGGCAGTATTTGCTACTGGAAGCGCCACATTTATTTGAAAGTTACTTGCTTTATATGGAAAAAAATAGACCGGACAGCAAGAAATTTTATATTCCACGAAAAAAAACACTACATGTAGTAGCCAAAGACCTACAAGATTTGGAAGAAAGAAAGATAGAGTTTTACGGCTTATCACTTCCGAGCCGTGTTGGAAAATCTACTATGTGTATTTTCTTTATGTCATGGATAATGGGAAAAAGACCGAATAGCCATAGTGCCATGGGCGGTCATTCTGGAAAACTGGCAAAAGGATTCTACGGAGAACTTCTTAACCTCATTAATACACAGGAATACAACTACAGTGAAATTTTTCCGCAATCGAAACTTCAAAAACAGAGTGCTGATGATTTTGAAATAAACCTGGACAAGCCAGACCGATTTGCAACAATGACTTGCCGTGGTATTGAAGGTACTTGGACAGGTGCCGTTGACATTTCTTCCGATGGGTATTTGTACGTGGATGACCTTGTAAGAGATAGGCAACATTCATTAAGTCCTACCCGATTAGAAAACACATATCAAGAATATCTAAACAAGATGGTTGACCGTAAGATTGATGGTGCAAGAGAACTTATGGTTGGAACCAGATGGAATTTATATGACCCTCTTGGAAAAATCGAGAAGCTAAATCGGGATAATCCAATGTATCGGTTTAGAAAAATTCCAGCTTTGAACGATGATGGTGAATCCAATTTCGATTATGAGTATGGCGTTGGATTTTCAACAAAATATTATGTTGATATGAAAGCTAGGTTAGACGCTAACGAATGGGAAGCCAAATATCAGCAAAAGCCCTTCTTGCGTGAAGGAATTGTGTTTGCAGCTGACGAATTGAGATATTATAACGGCGTTCTCCCAGAAGGTGGATTTGTTAAAAATGTTTCTGCTTGCGATGTTGCGTGGGGTGGTGGCGATAGCTTATCAATGCCAGTGGGTGCAGAATACGAAAATGGAGATGTGTATATATATGACTGGATTTTTAGCACAGCGCCAAAAGAAGGAACATTGCCATTAGTTGTTGGAAGAATCATGGGAAATAATATTCAATCTATCAATTTTGAAGCAAATAATGGTGGAGATATGTATGCCTATTATGTAAATGAACGCTTGAAAGAACATAAATACGCTTGCAGCACGACAAGTACAAAAGCACCTTCAAAACAAGCAAAAAAAGAAAAAATAAATCAATATTCCGGGGATGTTAAGCAAAATTTTATATTTTTGGCTCCGAAATATCAAGATAAACAGTATCAAAATGCTATGGATGAATTAACTACATTCGTCTATATTGGTGATAATGAACATGATGACGCTGCCGATGGAGTTACGCAGCTTGCAATAACGCTTGCCGGCAAAAGATTTGCAGAAGTAAAAGCAACCAAAAATTTTATGTGGGGAAGGAGATAGAGTATGATGACTACAGCTCAATATTTACGCCAGATTGAAAATTATGATAACAGAATCAAAAATAAGCTTATCGAAGAAGAACAGCTCAGTTCTCTTTCCACAAGTGTATCTGCAATTCCTGTTGGAGAAAAGGTACAAACTTCTGTAAAACGTGATCCGATGGGAGATATGATTGCGAAGATATTTGATCTGCGAGAAGAGATTTCAGAAATGATATCTGAATTTTTACAAAAAAGACAAGAAATAGTCCGAACCATAGAACAGGTTGAAGATCCATTACTATATGACATATTATTTAAGCACTATGTTGAGTACAAATCTTTGGTTCGCATTGCAGATGAGATGGGTTATTCAGAGATTCACATTAAAAAAAAGCATTTAAAAGCCATAGCAGAAATAAAAAAGATAAAAGGTTTCGAAAGATGATACCGAAGTATACTGAAAAATACTTTTAATATGTGTAGAATATAAAGTAGAGCATTGGATTAAAACATCCAGTGCTTTTTATTTTGCAGAAAGGATGGTTCGGCTCGTGAGAAATACAATGAATTTTGTAGATTTATGCCGAGGTGATTTCGGGCGAAAAGTAGCCTACACAGGCGTTGACCGAATCACTCCACAAAATGTAGTAAAAGTAGTATCAGACACTATTGGCATACATAATAGAAATCGAACATTAATTGATTATCTGTATCGGTACATGAAAGGCGATCAGCCGATATTATACCGAAACAAAATAGTCCGTCCAGAAGTCAATAACAGAGTGGTTGAAAATCACGCATTTGAAACTGTGAAATTTAAAGCTGGACAGATTTGCGGGGAACCAATCCAATATGTATGTAAAAAGAAAAATGCAGACAAAAAAATAAATGAGCAAGTTGATTTGCTGAATGATTATCTGGATGAAGCCAATGCAGATGCAAGAAACATCCAGAGAGCAATATACCAAAGTGCAACAGGAACTTCTTATAAGGCTATTCTGAAAGAAGAGGACTGGACAGAAAACGGAGATTTACCGCCGTTTAGAATCTTTATTCCGTATCCTGGTGATTGTTACATTGTATATTCGCAGAGGAACGGAAAACCAATGCTGTCCGTTCAGATTTTGAAGGATGAAGATGAGCAACAATACTACTTATGCTATTCAAAGAACCAGTTTTTCAAAATCACGAATGGAAAAGTAACCGAATATGGCATCAACGGTTTTGGTGGGATTCCTATTGTTGAATGCCCGAATAATCATGACAGGCTTTCGGACGTTGAAATTGCAATCACATTATTTGATGCAATCAACAAATACCAGTCTGATAGATTAAATGGCGTTGAACAGTTTGTGCAATCCTTTATGAAGTTCAAGAACTGCGAGGTAGATAAAAACGAGTTTTTGGAAATGGTAAAACTTGGCGCCATCTCTGTTAAAGATACTGGAAATGGCTGTCAGTCGGATGTTGAACTGATGACCGCTGAATTGAATCAATCAGAGAGCCAGGTTGCAAAGGATGATATCTACAATAACATGCTGATTGTGGAAGCAATGCCAAACCGCCAAAGCAATAGCGGAGGGGATACAGGAAATGCTGTATACCTTCGTAATGGATGGGACTTCGCAGAAAGAGATGCAAAATTGGTAGAAGCATTCACCAAGGAAGCTGAAAAGGAATCTGCTAGAATCATTCTGAATATTATCCGTGGTACATCAAATGATGTTAATATCTCAACCAGAGATTTTGATGTAAAGATAACCAGAAACCCAACAGACAATATGCTTGTAAAAGCACAAGCACTTGATTATCTGTTCAAAAATAAAATTCATCCGCTTATTGCACTGATTACTTGTGGGCTATTTAGTGATCCGCAGAAAGTCTACGAAATGAGTTTACCGTATCTGGGAACTATTTACCCGGAACTGGCAGACCCGGAAGCGGAAATGCAGAAAGCACAGCAATTACTTGACGGAAAGTTTCAAAATCCGTCCAAAACAGAACCAATGGCAAATTCTCCATCTAACGAAGAATGAACCAAATTTCGATTATTTAAGGAGTTTTAGAGAAATCTAAGGCTTCTTTTTTAATACACAAAATCAAATAAATTGCAACAGCCCGTGAGCGTAAATCGGGTACAGACCATGTGCGGAGCGAACCGTGTTGAAAAAGCGTATTGGACTGGAAGAAAGGAGATTTCAATGACAAGAGAACAGGCAAAACAGGCACTTATCGGTATGGGAGTTGCAGAACCTTCCGAGGAACAGGTTTCTAAGCTTCTTGATTCTATTTCTGCTGAAACTAAGAAAGAGAAAGACAAAAATGTTTCTCTGAAGGAAAAAGCTGAAAAAGCAGATTCCCTGGAAAAAGAGTTGGAAGAGTTGAAAAAGCAGAATATGACCGAAGCAGAACGGCTAGAAGCTGAACGCAAGAAAGAAAAGGAAGCAGTGGATAAGGAGTTAGCTGATTTGAAAGCTGCGCTTGCAGAATCCAACAAAAAAGCCCTTACCAGTGAAATTACTTCTATGTTCGCAAATGCAGGACTTTCAACCGAAACATACGCGAGTGCTATTAAAGCATACGCATCTGCACCGTATGAGAAACCAGAAGATGCAATGAAAGAAGTCGAAACTTTTGTTAAGGGAGTTTCCGAAGCAAATAAAACAGCACTTGATACCGCAAAAGCAGCTTGGGAGAAGGAAGCATTGGAAAACACTCCGAATCCGGGCGGTGGTAGCGGTGGGAAAGCTACAGTAAAAAGTGATGCTGCTGAATTTGCAAAAGCTTACTCAGCAAAAAAGAACCAGGAAACTAAATCAGTGGACGGTAACGCCCCTGTAAATATTTAAGTAAAGGAGATATAAATAATGGCTTTTATGAAAACAGAGCAGTATGAGTCCACTCCAAATATTCTTGAATCTGAGGTCGGACTTGTACTCAAAACCTACACAGCAGACCAGACAAATGCTGAAACAGTTGGAACTAAGAAAATTATCAAAGCAGGTTCCGTATATCCAACAAATGCGACAGGCGCAATCGGCATTGTATTTGAAGATGTTGATATGACAGATGATACCAAGAGACCAATTTCTGTGATTGTCTCAGGACGTGTTCTTGAAAAGAGACTTCCAGTAACAGTTGACACTACTGCAAAAACAGAGCTTGAAAAATCCGGAATTTTTTTTGTAGTCACAGAAGACCCAGTATTTTAAGGAGGTATGACAAATGCCATTTAATATTTTGGAATCAATTACCCAAGAAGAAAGACTTAATTTCTCTCAGAATTTCAGCGTTAAAAGACCAGGTATCCTCGATACCATTTTCCCAGATACAAAAACCCAGTATCTGAAAGCAGAGTATTACAGACTTATGGCTGGACAGAATCTCCCGGAAGTTGCATTCGTCCACGCTCTTGATAGCGAAGCAGAAATCGGCACAAGACCTGGATTTGAAAAAGTCCTGACTGAAAAACTCTTCATTAAGAGAAAAATCAATCAGTCCGAAAACTTACGGCAGGCAATTGAAAACGGTGTGCCGGATAATGAAGCACTGAAAAACTTTGTATTTGATGATGCAGCCAGACTGTTCGAGGGCGTTGTTACAAGAGCAAATGTTATGAAAGGACAGTTCCTTTCCACCGGCGCTGTAACAATCAAAGAGAACCATGTTGACATGGGAATTGACTATGGCGTTCCAGCAAGTGCAAAAGTAACGCTTACTGATTGGTCTAAGCCAGATGCAGATATCATGGGCGATATCCAGAAAATGGTAGCTGTAGCAGAAGGCAATGGCTATGTAGTAAACAAAGCTGTTACTTCTCTTAAAATGATTAACTACATGCGGAACAACACTGCAATGCAGACAGCTGTTCTGGGTGCTGCAAATAAAAGGCTTCTCACAAAGCAGGAGCTTGCCAATCTGCTTATGCAGGAATATGAAATCACAATTGATCGTTGTGATGAGAACTTTAATTTCAGAAAAGCAGATGGAACCCTGAAAACAGCCAGATACCTTAAAGAGGATGTATTTACTCTGTATGAAGCAGATGCCGACGGATCCTTCGGTGTTGGTCTCTGGGGCGCAACTCCAGAGGAAACGGAATACAGACAGTTCATCCAGGAAGAGAACCGTTCTTTCGTAACTCTTTCCATGTGGGCTACACCAGACCCAGTTGCAGTATGGACAAAAGCGTCTGGTATGTTTGTTCCTGTTGCACCAAAAGCTAACGGCGGTATCGTTATCGGTACCAAGGCGGGGGAATAACCGGGCATAGTCTCGATGAAAACAGCCAGTCACCATCTGTAGCAAGTGCTTATGATGAATCAACACATAAGTATACAGAAAGCGAGTTGTCTAATATGACTGTATCTCAGTTAAGACAACTCGCAAGTGATAACGGCTATGCCCTGACAGCAACTAATAAGGCTGGAATAATATCAGAGATTTTATCTCAGCAAAGGTAGGTGATTAAATGGACGAACAGCTTATAGAAGATTTGACAAATTATCTTGAAGATGATGTAGAAACAGCGAGGATGATTCCTCTTTCAGCAGAGAGGGCTATTCGTTCATTTAAGAAGAAAAGGAATTATCCTTCATCTTACAGTGATGAGAAAATAAATTCCGATATGGAGAAATGCTATGACTGCATATTTGATTTGGCTCTTTTCTTTCTAGTAAAGCAGGGAGCTGAGTTTCAAGGATCACATTCCGAATCTTCTGTAAACAGAAATTGGACTTCCGAAACTGAAATTTATGTAAATCATGGTGTTTTTCCATTTATCGGATTCTAAGATGGTGTGTGCGTGATACGTCAATCCTCCCACGTATCGCAGGGGTGCTTCAAATTAGGTGGGTAGAAGCAATATCTTAAAAAATGGGAGTGATGGAAAGGAATAGCGATGGGATGTGAACACGAGTGTATCAACGAACACCGCTTGAAAGAATTGGAAAGTGCCGTCCATGAGATGAAAGAAAAGCATTCCAAAAGGGATGGAGTTTTTTTTGAACGTATCAATGCGCTGGAACAGAAAATTGCTTTATACAACAATGACCTGGGACACATTAAGGATACAGTTGACGAAATGAACGACAATTTAAAAGCACTCATGGAAAAACCAGGAAAATTACAGGACAAAATTATTGCTTATGTCATAACTGGCATAATCGGTATTGTTTTAGGCTTTGCCCTAAAAGGCATTTTCCCGGTGTAAATATTGATTCCACTACAGGGAGGACAGTGGAATGGATGATTATAAAGACTTTTCAGAAGATGAAAGAATCTTCTATTTGCGTGAAGCTGGATTTGATTCCAGAGAAAAAGAGTTATTCAGATTGCGTGTTTACGAAGAAAAAACACTTGCAGAAGCTTCAGAAATCATGGGCTACAGCACAAGAACAGTAGACCGCATAAACAGAAAATTAAAGAAGAAAATTATGAAAGTCGCCCCGATGTATTGTCGGGGCTTTTCTTTGTATTCATAAAACGTGGCGTATTTATGGCGTTATCGTGGCGTGTTAATCAACCTCTTATTATTGTAAAATATAGTTATAAAAACAAGGGAGGTTTGAGATATGCAGTATGGTAATCCGTATTTTGCGCAACCATTTCAACAAATACAGCCGTATCAAGATAGATTAGCACAATTGCAGAATAGTTATCAGCAGGCAATGCCATACGGACAGGCACAAATTCAACAACCAATGCCACAAGTACCACAAATTCCCATGTTACAAGGGCAGATGGTAGATGGCATTGATACTGTAAAGGCAAAAGACGTAGATATGTCTGGAAACCCTGTTTATTATCCAAAAACAGATGGAACAGAAATATATAGAAAACAATTACAGGCAGATGGAAGAAGTAGAATTTTTGTTTACCGACTTATAAATCCGGAAGAACAACAGCAACCAAAGGCAGAAGAAAAACCGATTGACATAGAAGCTATGTTTAATCAGCTTCGAAACGATGTTTGTTCTGAGATTTCCGAAATAAAGAGTATGTTTCCGACACAAATGTCGGGAACACCGGAACCCAAGCAGAATGGAGGTAAACAGAGATGATGAATCCAATGCAACTTATGCAGATGATACGTGGTGGAGGGAATCCTCAACAAGCCATAATCAATATGATGAAACAACAGTCTGGAAATAATCCTGTAATTGACAATGCAATTAACATGATGGAAAAAGGTGATAATGCAGGAATTGAAAAACTTGCAAGAAATCTTTGCCAAGAAAAAGGGATTAATCCTGATGATATGTTATCGCAGGTTAAGAATCAGTTTGGAATAAAATAAATTCGCTACAATAATTAAAAGAGCCGCGGTCTTTTGATTTTGTATAAATTACAAAAATCAATAAGGAGGTAATCGCTATGATGAATGGTGGATTATCAGCAAGCGATGTCGCTGTATTAAGCGGCTCTAATAACCGTGCAGATGAAGGCTATGGCTTTGGCGGTGGCTGGGCATGGTGGATTATAATATTGCTTATCTTTGGCTGGGGCGGTTTCGGCGGCTTTGGTGGCTGGGGTGGCAATGGTACAAATGGTGCCGGCTTCCAAGGATGGGCTACCCGTTCAGATATTAATGAGGAATTCGCCCTTAATGATATTCAAAATGGTATCAGAGGTATTCAGCAGGGTATCTGTGACAGCACATATTCTCTTAACAATACCATGCAGAGTGGCTTTAATGGTATGAATGTCGGAATGCTTCAAGGCTTCAACGGCGTTCAGCAGGCAATCAATGCTGATACTGTAGCCGGTATGCAGAATACCAATGCATTACAGTCTCAGTTAGCAAATTGTTGCTGCGAAACAAGAGAAGCAATCCAGGGCATCAATTATAACCTTGCCACTAACACTTGTGCTCTCCAGAACACAATGAACAATAACACCAGAGACCTTCTGGAAAATCAGAACAGCAACACTCGTGCGCTGTTAGACTTTTTAACACAGGATAAGATTGCAACATTACAGGCAGAGAATTCTGATCTGAAACGTGCTGCATCCCAGGATCGCCAGTCTGCATTGCTCACAACTGCAATGGCTTCTCAGACACAGCAGTTAATCAATGCAATCAATCCGGCTCCGATTCCTGCATTCCAGGTTCCGGCTCCATATGCATACGCAGGATGCAATACATATGGTAATGGTTGTTGCTAAGTAACTCACCCTTAGAGGTTGACTAATTCTAAGAGGTGGGTTGCGGCTCACCTCTTATTGATTGAGAGGTAAAAAATATGGCATGTAAGAATGTTTGTAAGCTTTGCAATCACCTTGTTCTGTCTACTGCAATTGCATTCACAGGTGGAAATCTTGTGGTTACTATCCCGGAAGGAAACTACAACAATGGAGAAAAATACTGCATTGTTTTGGCACAGTCTATTCCAAATACAACCACAATTACTGCCCCAGTGATGATTCAGATAGGAACAGGAACAACATTGTATCCGTTAGAGAATCGTTGCTGCGCACAGGTAACAGCATGTGGTGTCAGAACAAGAACAAAATACGCAACCAGAGTTGCAACAAGTGCTACTGGTGGAGCGTTCAAAATGTTAGGAAATCCGGCATGTAGTCCGAACAACAATCTGACTGCAATCAATGGTACAGCCCCAACAGCAGAAAATGTTGTACAGGCTGTGAAGAGGGGAGGTATCGTGAATGCATAAGACAGCAATGGAAATGGGAAAATGGGCTATGGAAAAAGCAAAAACACATGGCTTTGATAATCTCAGCGCTCAAGACTGGGACGATCTGAAAGACTGCATGGAAGCGGTTAAATGTGCAATTTGCGCTGACAAAGATTATCGCATTGTGGAAGCTATGGATGAATGCGAACAGGAAGAAAAGTATCTTGGACGCATGGGATATGACCGTTACCGCTATTCAAATGGGCGTTTCGCTCCAAAAGGTAGGGGAACCAGAAAAGGTTATAGGCCATATCTGTACATGGAAGACGATGACTGGATGGACGAGTATTTAAACAATCCAGAGTTTGAACGTAATATGTACCGCATGGGATATCATCCAGATCGTAGTGATATGGAAAATGATGGTATGAATATGAATTGGAAGAAGTCCAGATATGGCGAATCCTATGATAGATACGATGAGAATCGTAGGCATTATCATGATTCCAAAGACACGGAATCCAAAAGAAAAATGGATGATTCCATGAAGGAGTACACATCTGATATTATCCGTAATCTCACGGAAATGTGGTCTGATGCAGATGCAACGCTCAGACAGTCAATGAAAACTGACCTGACCAGACTTGTACAGCAGATGAACTAGAGCAATAAATGAATTAAGTCCTTGTCGCAAATTAATGCGGCAGGGGCTTTTTTCGTAGAAAGGATGGTGAGAAACCATGCTGAAACAATTCTATATGAATGGGGACTTATGGAGAGTGCGCTTTGTTTCTCCCAATGATAATGTTTTGATTGACCGTACAGGGCAAAGGACACTTGCTGTATCTGATTACTCTACAATGACAATTTCAATTGCAAGCAACTTGCATGGAGAACTTCTGAACCGTGTATTTATCCACGAATTAGGGCATTGCGTGATGTTCAGCTATGGTCTACTGCCAGAGCTTCACCGTATGATTAAGAAACGATATTGGGTGGACGCAGAGGAATTTGTATGCAATATTCTGGCAGACTACAGCCATTTCGCGATTGGCACGGCCAGAGATATTTTGGGAAACAAATTTACATACGTTTCGCCTGTTGGAATGGAAAGGATGATTGCATGAGAGGATTAGTCCGTCAAAAGCAAAAGGTATATTGGTCACGAATTACTGAAAAAACACAAGGATTAGACCGCATTAAAGTTTATGAGAAACCAGTTTTGTTCTCTTTTTCCGTATCATCTACAGCTGGAACACCAGAAGAAATTGCAGCTGGAATAGTGCCAGATTATGACAGGTATATTACAAGCTTTAATCGAAATTTTCATCCACAGGAAGCAGACATATTTTGGATAGACAGAATCCCACAAATAAGAGAGGATGGAAGTCTTATTTTGGATGAAAATGGAGAACCCACAGTATTGCCAGACTACACACTAAAGAAGATTTTAGACACACAAAAAGGCAATATTGCCAGATACGGAATTTCTAAAAGAGGAAACGAAAATGGGTAAGACAATAAAGTGTACCTTGTCGCAGAAATCAATCCAAAAAGCTATTAATGAAATAAGAAATTATCAAAATTCTTTAAGGAACAAAAACGAAATTTTCATAAAAAGATTATGTGAATTAGGGATTCCAGTCATTGACCAAAATATTTTAGCAGCACAAGGTGATTCCGATAAGAACCATAATACTTATATCAAAATTAACAGTTTTGGTGATTATGCAGAAGCACATTTAATATGCGAAGGAATAGACCTTTTGTTTATAGAATTTGGCGCAGGTATTCACTACAATGGTGCAGCCGGTTCTAGTCCACATCCAAAAGGAGAAGAATTTGGTTATACAATCGGTTCTTACGGACAGGGAAAAGGAAAGAATGAATCGTGGGTTTATTATGCAGATTCTGGCGAATGGGTACGTTCTTACGGTACAGAAGCTACAATGCCAATGTATAAGGCAAGCGTGGAAATCATTCAGAATATCCGAAAAATCGCCAAAGAGGTATTCTCTTCTTAAAGAAGATACCATAATATACTGAATGATACTAAACAATTATGTTATCATTACAGTGTTAAATTGTAGCATAAAATGCAATGCATTCACTATAAAGGTGAGTGCATTTTTTATTGTGAGGTGACAGATATGCCAGACACAATAGAATCCCCTGTATTGGAAGTTTTTTCAAGGTGGGGAGCGGCTGTTTCTAAGATTACTGGCGCAGACAATTATTCCATGGATGGGAGCGAGACAAATACTTCTGGCAAAAAAGCATATGCACAGCTTTATATGCTCGGAAATCCAATTACGAGAGGTGACCTTGAAGGAGATGAATGCGCAACAATGCCATCGTTTCAAGTAAATTGCTTCACATCTGGGAGCAAAGCATTAACCAGAGTGTATGAATTAGACAAGATAAGTCACAAAGCAATGGTGAGCATGGGATTCCGTCGTACATATGGACCGGAGCCTATGTTTTTTGGTGACAGCGGAATCAAAAAGCTTGTGAGCCGATACAGCCGAATATATACAGGAACTTTATTAGATTAGGAGCAGAAATGCTTCTATTTTTTTACCCAAAAATATGAAAGGAGAATGCCAAATGAAAGCAGATAAATTACTTTGGCTGAAAGCAGCAGGAATTAGAGCTGTAAAAACAGTCGCACAAACAGCAATAGCAACCATCGGAACCGCAACTGTAATTGGCAGTGTTGACTGGAAAATGGTTTTATCCGCGTCTTTACTTTCCGGCTTTTTATCACTGCTTACATCTGTAGCAGGATTACCAGAACTGAAAACAGACAAAGAAGAGTAGAAAGGCGGTGATCCGCTATCTCCCGGCACAGGGTTACGTGCATAAAGCTTAAATTAAAGAAAGGGGCCTATTAAAATGACAGATTTAACAACACTTGGCGTAACTTTCCACTATGCCGTAGAAACAGAGAAAGGAACAAAGCCAACTACATTTACTCAATTAAAAAGATGTAGCTCAATTGGTGGAATAAGTCTTGACACTGAACAGATTGATGTTTCCGCATTGGAAGATTACTTCACGCAATATGCGGCAGGAAGGCAGGATACTGGTGGCTCATGGGAAGTTACTTTTAACATGAACGCCGACGTTATAACCGCAATCGAAAAACTTTTTAAAGACTCTAAAGATGCAAAAGCTAAAAGTCTTTCAACCTGGTTCGAAGTTGCGTTCCCAGATCTCGAAAAAGCATTTTTCATTGTTGCTGAACCAGGACGAGCAATTCCGCTTCCGGAAATCGGTCAAAATGAAGCTGCGACCATCCCGATATCATTAATCATAAATGATTACAAAGGACTCGATACAAAGGTTGTAACTACATCAGAATTATAAAAAATAATGGGAGGATTATAAAATGGTAACTTTTAATGTACATGGAAAAGAATATAAGGTTGTATTCGGATACGGACTTCTTACAAAAACAGATGTGCTGGACAAGGTACAGGGGATTACAGATGGAAAAGAGAGAAGCCTTCAGAAGATGATTTCTCTTCTTCCAGAACTGCTTCTTGCCGGACTTCAAAAGAAGCACAAGGAAGAGTTTGGGTATGAAAGTGATTCTGAAAAAGAAGCTGTTCTTGATAAAGTCTGTGACCTTTTGGATGATTACGAAGATGAAGGAACCGAGGAAAATCCTAAAAGCGGATTTGATTTATACCAACTTCTTGATAAAGAATTGGAGAAAAATGGTTTTTTATCCGGTCTGCTGAATGCAGTAGCAGAAGCACAGGCAGTGGAGAAGAATGCAACGAAGATTCCACAGGATCACAAAAAGAAAAATTAACTTTTCGAGAAGCTGTTTACCAAGAGATTCTTCCTTTATACCTCTCTATTGGTGTATCTAAAGAAGAATTTATGGATTCCACCCCAACAGAGTTAAAGCCTTATCTCGAAGCTGAAAAGATACGCCAAAAGAGAAAAGATGCCGAACTCTGGCAAGCTGGCATTTATGAAACATCAGCCACATTCACAGCTGTTGCAAATGCTTTAATGGGAAAAAAATCTAAAGCAGAGTATTTGAAAAAACCTTTACTGGAATCAGCAGAGGAAGAAAAGCGTAAACAGGAAGGCATACTTTCCGAAGAAGAAAAGAAAAAACAGAGAAACGCACTTTTGGCAAGCTTGCAACTCATGCAGGCAAACTTTGAACTTAACCATGAAAAGGGCAGGCAGGATGAATAAGTCTTGTCTGCCCTTTATTTTTTTGTAAAAAAAGGAGGGATAAATAAAATGGCTGAAAATACCATTGATACCCTTGATATACAAATTAGCAGTAGTACAGAAAAAGCAGTACGTGCGCTGACTAATCTTTCAAATAAACTCACAGAAGTTAATTCCGCATTAAGCGGAGTTAATACAAACGGATTACGTGGTTGTGTAAGGGAACTTGGAAAACTAAAAGAACTTGATATAGGGAAAATGACAAGCATTGCTGATGGAATTGGAAAATTCTCAAATTCCATAAAGACAATGGGCGGAGTAGATTATAAAGGTTCTGGACTGAATGCAGTTATCAACTCAATCAACAGGCTTAGCCAGGTTGATATAAGTAGTTTTGACACAGGAAAACTCGGAGAAATAATCACTAAATTATCAGGTTTATCGGAAATACCAGATGTATCTACCAGTGTTAATCGTTTTGTCAATTCAATGGCTAGACTAGCCAATTCCGGTGAATATATTGCAAATGTATCGGCTGAATTGCCTGGGCTTGGAAGAAATCTTAAATCAATCGTAGAGAGTTTTACGAGCGTTGGCGATATATCTGAACCTGTAAATAGGTTAGTTCAGTCTATTGCACAATTGGCAAGCTCTGGAAATAAAATCGGACAAACGTCAAGCCAGCTTGGAACACTAGCAAAGGAAGTATTATCTTTCTTTGATGTAATGAAAACCGCACCAAAAATCAGTGATAACACAATCCGCATGACGGAAGCACTGGCAAAGTTGGCTAATGCAGGGGGAAAGGTAAATTCCGCTACAAATTCTATATCCAGTGCGTTTTCTAAATTATCATCTGCAACATCTAGCCTTGGTAATATTGTTAGTAAAACTTCTTCTATAATTGGAACCGGGGTAAAAGGCATTATTGGATGGTTTCAACGTCTCGGGAATAGTAGTTCTGGAATTAAAACCGCTTCTTTTAATCTCGGAAATTTGCTTAAAACTGCTATCGGTTTTAAGGCTATTCGTGGTCTGGCAAATTTAGGAAAAAGTGCAATTGGTTTTGGCTCTGCTATTACAGAAATCGAAAATGTTGTAGATGTTTCCTTTGGAAGCATGGCAGATGAAGCCTACAAATTTGCTTCTACGGCCAAAGAACAATTTGGATTATCCGAATTGGCAGCAAAGCAATATTCTGGAACCATGATGGCAATGATGAAATCGTCTGGTGTTGCGCAAGATGCAGCTTCTAAAATGTCAATTTCTCTTGCTGGATTAGCCGGGGATATTGCATCATTTTACAATATTGATACTGATACAGCTTTTCAGAAAATACGCTCTGGAATTTCTGGGGAAATTGAGCCTTTAAGACAATTGGGAATTAATTTATCCGTTGCAAATATGGAGGCTTATGCTCTTTCAAGGGGAATTACAACATCTTATAACGCAATGTCCCAAGCTGAAAAAGTTGCTCTTCGATACAACTATTTAATGTCAGTTACAGGAGATGTGCAAGGGGATTTCGCAAGGACATCTGGAACATGGGCGAACCAGGTTCGTTTACTCACTCTGAACTTCCAGTCGCTTTCCGCAGTAATCGGGCAAGGTTTGATTGCTGGCATTCTTCCTGCTATTCAAGCTCTCAATGCGCTTATGTCAAAGCTTATGCAGGCTGCAAATGTATTCCGCAACTTTATGTATGTTTTGATGGGAAAGAAACTAAAAGGTTCGCAGAGTGGAGTTAGCGATATTGTATCTAACTTAGGTGGTATAGAAACAGCTGGTGATGACGCATCTTCTGGGCTTGATGACGCTACATCATCTGCAAAGAAGCTGAAAAAGGCACTTTCTGTATTACCATTCGACCAATTAAATCAGCTTGCTGATAACTCAAACGATTCCGGTACTGCATCTAAAAGCCTTGGTTCTGGACTTGGCGATTTGGCTGATAGCTTTGCAGGAATACAAGATTCCTTGGACGAAGTTTTGACTGTCGATGAAACACCTATTAACAAATGGGCTTCCAAAATTAGAAAAGCATTCCTGGCGAAAGACTGGGAGGGTGTAGGAACTACTATTGCCGATATGCTTAATCTCGGAATGAGCAAGGTGTATGAGGTTATTAACTGGAAAAATGTTGCCCCGAAAATAACTGAGTTTACAGACGCATTTACAAGAGCATTCAATTCATTAAATACCAGACTTGATTTTGACTTGCTTGGAAGAACTATCGGGACGGGAATCAACACAGCTGTAAATACTCTTAATCAGCTTATTGGTGATGGCGGTATTGATTTTGGATTAATCGGCAGAAATATTGGTGATGGGTTAATCGGCGCACTGGATGAAATCAACTGGACTAATCTGGGTGAATTGCTTGGAAATAAGTTTATGATTTCCTGGAAAATGCTATCTGGATTTGTAAAACGTATGTCAGAAGAGGACGGCGCTGGTGTAACTGGTTGGGATAAGCTTGGTAGTTCACTTGGAAAAGCTTTGAATGGCGCTGTGTCCAAAATTTCCATGAAGGATATTGCAGATTCTTTATCTGGAATTTTAAATGGAGCGTTTAGAAGCTTGGCTGCGTTTACCAAAACTGTAAACTGGGATGAACTTACTAATAATATCACAGAGGGAATTTCTACTTTCTTGAAAAAAACAAACTGGAAAGAAAATGGACAAGCACTTGGAGATTTCATATCTCACCTGTGTACGGCGTTGAAAAATACGCTTACAAAAGACACTTTCTATGAATTTGGACAAGGTGTTGGAACATTCCTTGGTGAATTGCCATGGGGAGAAATCCTTAGTACCGCAGCTGATCTGCTATTAACTGGTCTTACCAGTGCATTAAACGGATTATTTGATGGATTAGAGGAAAAGCACCCGATAGCCGGACATATTGCAGAATGGCTTACAAAAGCATTTATTGCAGTAAAAATAGCAAATATTACAGGCATTGGAACTCTTGTTGGTTCGCTTGTGGGACATATTGCAGGAAAAATAGCTGAAAAGAAAAACGCTGAAATGATTGCTGAAAAGTTAGCAGATGTACTTGGAGATGGCACAAGTGGAGCAAAAGAAGCAATAAAAGATTTGGGTGATGCGGCAGGTTCTTCAAGCAGTAAATTTGGCTCTCTTGCTAAAGCACTTGGCCCTCTTGTTGGTGAAGCTGGACTTATCGTGGCAGTAGGAGCAGCTGCGACAGTAGCAACCTCTCAATTGGCTGGTCTTGTTGAAACCATGCAAGGCGGTAATGGTGTTGGAACCACATTCGGCAATACCATGAATAACTTCATTCAAACTTTACAGAGAAGAGGTGATATTCTTTCTGGGTCGGCAGAGGAAATTTGGCAGTTAAAAGAAAGCCTAGAGCAAGAAGGGATGACCGCCGAGGATAAGGCAAAAGCAACGCAACAATTGATTGATAAATTGGGAGAAATGGGGGTTACATCCGACCAGGCAGAGCAAGCATTTTCTCAATTAAACCAGAAAGGTCTTATTACGGACGACATGTTTAAGATATTGTCCGATTCCATTAAAACATTGGATGATAAAACAACAAATATGGCTGGCAGTATTGACCTTAGTAAACAGTCTATTGATGATCTGTATGACACCGTTCTTCCACAATTGCAAACACAGTTAGGACTTAGCGCTGATGAAATGGTTTCTCTTGATACAGCATTAATGGAAGCTGAAAATTCTGGTGGCACTGCACAGGATGCATTTGATAATATCATGGCACGCGCCAAGGAACTCGGAATCAATACAGAATCTGTAGCCAAGATTTTTGCACAAGTATTCCCAGATGCCGTGAAAGAGATGGAAACCAAGACGAAAACTTCTATCAGCAGCGCAAATACTTTTGTAAAAACTGGAATGGGAAGCATATCCAAAGCTACAGGAACTGCAATGTCTGGAATTCAAACAGCAACCGAGAAAGCTATGTCTGCTGCACAGACAAAAGTAAAAACTGCCACTGACAATATTAGTTCTGATTCCGAAACAAACTGGGGAAATTCCGCAAGCGCTGTATCGACAGCCCTCGGAACCATGGACACCGATACAAAAGATGTAATGGGTAAAGTTATGACAACCATTCAAAGTTATTGGTCTTCTGTTCTTATCAATACAAACCAGATTTGGGAAAAGGCTTCTGGTAAAGTTGACACGGAAACTGGAAAAATGCTTACTTATGCCGAAAATAATATGTCTTCTGTTGCAAGAGTTTTTTCTTCAATTAGACGAACTATTGACGGAAATTTTTCTGGTCTTTATTCTGTCGGCAAAAATGCAATGAATGATTTTAAACGTGGAATAGAATCTGTTTATATCAGAACCCCTCACATAGAGATGAATTACACAGACTGGCAAGAGGGAAACACTCACAAATACAGATGGAATTCAAATGTTAAGTGGTTTGCCAAAGGTGGATTATTCAATGGCGCACAGGTAATCGGTGTCGGAGAAGCTGGTTCTGAAGCCGTTCTTCCGCTGGAAAATCCACGAACCATGAAGAAGATTGCAGACAGCATTGTTTCCAGTTCGGACGGAAGCATGGGACTTACAAAAGAAGAAATGGCAAAAGCAGTAGCCCAGGGAGTTGCAATGGCAATGAGTATGAACAGCGGAAACAAGAATCCGCAGTACATTATGAACAGCATTATCCTGGACGGAAGTGAAATTGCGAAAGCAGTAACAAAAGCCCAGAATGATACGGATAGCCGTTTCAATCCATCCCCGGCATATTGATTTTTGACTGATTGTGTGGTATAATTTTCTCAATGAAGAAGTACACACGGTCTTGAATTTTTGAGCCGCTAAGAAGAAATTAATATTTCTCGATTTTGAGGAATTTTTATCTTACTTGGCGGCTCTTTTTTATTTTATCCATCAATATAAGGAGGAATGGAGAATGGAAAATGAAGTTTTGATAACAAGTGAACAGACACCTATTGAGATTGCACTTGGGATTGACGAAGAAGGCATGACTACTGCCAGAAAACTATATTCATTTTTAGAACTTGCACAGGGACAATTTTCAAGATGGGCGAAAACAAATATTATCGACAATTCATTTGCGGTAGAAAATGAAGACTATTGGGGGTTCGACATTTATGTCGAGGGTAATAAAACTGTTGATTATAAGATAACTGCCCATTTCGCCAAAAAACTTTCAATGCTATCAAAATCTGAAAGAGGAGAACAAGCAAGAAACTATTTTATTGGTTGCGAACAATCCTTAAAAATTGCTTTTAAAAAGCAGCGTGCAGCAGAACTTGAACGAGCTAAAGGAATAGCAGTAAGACAGGCATTGACAAAGGCAATCCAGCAATCTTCTGAAAATGAAAGAATGCACGGACATGCCTATTCTACATATACGGACGTTATTTACAAGTCCATATTTGGTAAAAACGCCAAGCAACTAAGAGAGGAATTCGGAATCACAAAAAAAGAAAGTATGAGAGATTATTTTTCAGAAGAAGATTTGGTGAAAATCCAGAATGCAGAAATGCTTGTGAGCGCATTAGTCGGATATGGCTGGGGATATAACGAAATAAAAGAATTTATTCTGAATAAAGGAATTAATAAAATTGCGGCATAATTTTGAATTTTTAGACAGCCCGCATTTAAAATGAGGTCCGGAAAGGTTCGATTTAAAATGGAACATTTTTCACAGGGAGGAATATCATGTCATATAAAAATTACATCTTAATCCAAAAGCATTTATTCCGCAGTGAATACATTTTTGCAGATACAGAAGAGTATCTGGCAGACCAACTTTTTAAGAATGAGAAAATCAGAGTGAATTTCGGAAAAGAATATGGACACACAGAAGAGAAGTATCTTCTTGTTTCCTGTAAAATCTGGAACAAAGATCAAGGCAAATTTTTTAAAGCCATGGAAAAGCTGAGAAATAAAATGCCACTGGTCGGGAATACCGACTATGAGGAATTTTGCAAAGAAACATTCAAAATGTTTGATTAATTAATTCGGTAAAACCAGTGGGCTAGGTTGGCCGCCGAAAAGCGTAAACCTTGATACGCCTGTCCACTGTTTTTATAAATCAAGGATTCTGGCACAATACGGAGAGTGCCTACGACCAACAAGGAGGTTATCTAATATGAAAGGTAAATTATCAGATCTTTTTTTATCCAGCAAAGAAAGCGTTATCATCAAACCAGATTTAGCAGTAAAATTAGGGCTAAATGAAGCCATTGTTTTACGCCAAATTTATTACTGGCTTGAAATAAATGAAAAATTGCAAAGAAATTATTATGATGGAAGATATTGGACTTTTAACACGATGGAAGAATGGCAAAAGAATAATTTCCCATGGTGGTCTACAAAAACTATAGAAAGAGCTTTTAAAAGTTTAATTTCTTCCGGAATTGTTATCACTGGAAATTATAATAAAGACCAAAGAGACCGTACAAAATGGTATTCCATCAATGAAGATGTTCTTGAAAATATATTAAATGGTATAGTAAAGGAGAACCCAAAGACAAATAGCCAATGTGCATCTGGACAGAATGACGAAAGGCATAGACAAAATGACGAAATGCACAAAGACAGTTCGGGGGAAGCATTACCAGAGAATACTTTCAAAGATTATCATTCAGAAACTACTATACCAGATACTACATCTCCTACGGAGTTAAAAGAAGAAAAGAAAAATGCATACCACTCTAACGAGTGGTTCAATTCTCAACATATCAAAAATATGTTGACTGAGGATAACATCCAGTATATTCCAATAGACCGTAAATCTTTTAACTGGTCTGCATTCAAGAACCAGGTTTCAGTACGGCTTGAAGAATTGGGATATACGACAAGCCCATATACAACCAACCGCTTCCTGGTAGTATCGAAGTATTTCTTCAAGAGGTACGAAGAACGAACCAGAAAACCACACACAAAAATCAATCAAGACGCTTTGGATAATATCCTGGACAAGTTTGGATTCGGGCCAAATCCAGATTACTTCCAGAATGTTGAGATTGAAACATATATGAAAGTGATTGATGAATACTTTGGCACTTCATTTAGTGAGTACACGGATCACCATTATTCGCATTTCATGTCTGGCTACATACGGAAAAATTTGTTAATGAAAATTGAGGACAGGGAGGACACACTATGAAAAGAATTAAAGTATTACTGGCAACCATTATCTGTATTTGCGTTATCACAGGGCTAACAGGCTGTGCAGCGAATGACGATTACATGAATGACGTGAAAGGAAATCTTTCTGGAAACAGTTACACAATCTATACCTACGACAACTACGGTCAAAAGGTTATGACTACCACTGGGGACAAGATCAACATTGCCGGGAATAAAACCAAATCCAAGGGCTACGATAGTGAGGGTAACGAAACAACAAGCTATGACGTATCTTCCGTTATTACAATTCTGATTGACGGTAAAGAAATTGAAAGCTGTGGTGATACTTGTATTTTTGAGCAAAAAGGATTGAAGCCAGAGGTTGATTTTACCCAGGAGGATATCACTAGCCATTCAACTGGGAAGATTTCAGAGAACACATACATAGCCGGGATTGTGAATTATTATAAAAATTATTTCGGGAAATCCAGGGTTGTAGTAATCAAATCTCAACTTGGACAGCCGATAGCCGCATATTCTGGTGACGAGGTGTTCTGGAAAATCCCGGATGATCTACCTAAAATGACAAAGTTAATGATTGACGGAAAAGCTCTTTATATCCACAGGGCAAATTTCCAGATTATTGATAAAGAATTACTGAGATAAAATAATCAAATCCGTTTCAAAATCTCTCACCAGATAAAATATAGGAATAAGCCAAGAAAATTGAAATTTGAACAAAGAAATTAATTAATTGTGGAGAATTAAAACATATGAGTCAAATAGGAACAGAACTTCCGACAGAATATTCAGACCGTTTCGATGAATTACGCCAGAATAGGGTTGAGGTAAGTTTTTACAAATATGGTACAGCAAAGGATAACTTCGGGGAGAAGTTGGTAAACGCCTTGGAATCCCACGATATGTGCATCAAAAAGTATCGTGAGACAGGAAACACAGAATATCTTTGCGATGCAGCTAATTATTTGATGTTTGAGTTTATGTATCCTCAAATTCCGGGTGCATACTTCAAGACAACAGACAGCGGAGAAAGTGCCGGAGTTGCCGGAACACCGATTAATCAGCTGAAAGAGAAGTGGTATTAACGAAAAGGAGATATGAAAACATAATGAACAGACCATTATTTGAGCCAGGAGACATTGTACAGCACTTTAAGAGAGAAACCATCAAGGAGCCACGCAACAACGAGTATTTGTATAAGTTTATCGGATATGCCAGACATACAGAAACAGGGGAAGATTTGGTAGTATACAGAGCTTTGTATGGCGGTAAGGAACTATTTGCCAGGCCAACAAAGATGTTTTATAGCAAGGTAGATTGGAACAAATACCCAGAAATAAAGCAAGAGCATAGGTTCGAGAAATATCATGGGGTTCTTTACGCTGATGGACTTTAAACAGACTTACTTTTCCATCTGGCAAGATATATGGAATCTCCACAAGAAGTATGCTTTTATCTCAAAAGACGATATTCCACAGTGGGAAAATCTCACCATGGAAGCAAAGCAGATTCACGATAAATACACTGATTCGGTTGGTGCGAAATTTGCCGAAGCTCTTTTGATTGCCGTAACTGCGGAAATTGATAGAAAAGCGAAATAGTGCTTCCAGAATACGTCCCAAGGTGGTACAATATGGGTATCAATTATTGGGAGGTACGTATGTATGAAGAAAGCGAAAAGAGTTATTGTTGCGGCAACCGTGATGGCAAGTTTGGTGACTGCGACACCTGTCATGGCGTTTAAGTGGGAAATCGGACAGAAGGAAGAAATTACAGAAACAGCACAAATAGAACCAGCTACAGAAGAAGAAACAGAAGCGGTTTTTTCTGTATGCAAGGATTTATGGGAAGATTTGCAGCTAAAAACTTATAAAATGAGCCATTCTGAAAGATTTGGAGATTCTGATGCTTCAGAGGACACGGAGAACTATTACGAAGACGTAGTTAAAGAAATTTATTCGAAAAAAATCAACGATTATCCAGACTTTTCAATGGGCGATGAAGTGGCTGTAAATGGATATGTATTGCAGACAATACAAATTCCAACAGACCAAGAGTGGCAAATAAATAGTATTAATAAATCTGGGGCATACAGAGTGCAAATTGCAATGGATGACGGAATAACATATACTGGATATGATGAGTTTGCAATGATGGTAAGAAGCAACAATGCAAGCGTAATGAGCCTACAGGCTGGAGATTATGTTACTGTTGAGGGAATATTTTTAAAACCAGACGCAATTTCCGCACAAGACTATATATATGACTGTTCTATCTCAAAATGCGAAGATATACCGCAAGTCCCGCTTGGAAAGAAAAATGCGTTGAAGGCGGCAAGGAATTATTTGGAGTTAATGCCATTTTCTTATGATGGATTAGTTGGACAATTAATAACATTTGATAAATACAATCAAGAAGAAGCCGAATATGCAGCAGACTTTTGCGGAGCAAGTTGGAACAGGCAAGCTGAAAAATCTGCGAAAAATTATTTGGATTTAATGAGCTTTTCAAAAGATGGGTTAATTCAACAACTAGAAACGTTTGACAAGTTTACTACTGAACAAGCAGAGTATGGAGTTACGCAAGCAGGGTATTAAAAGAGATTAGGCTAGGGATTTCTCCCTAGCCTTTTATCTTAATTCATCCAGCTATATGTATACGAATCATTTACATATACTTCAAATTTATCTGGTATGATATCCTCGAAATTCCTATCAAATGGAAAATCAAATTCGAGATAAGCTGTCGATCCTGGATTTTTTACATCAGCATTACGATCATCATACCCCACTATCCTACCATTTTTATAAAATACAATTGCAATAGTGGTAAACGCATTTTTCCGTCCATTGTTATCTACTTTTACCACTACATTTCTATTTCCAAAATTGGCTGAATAATGAATTCCCGAGTTATTTGTTATAACACTTGAAGATGCTTTCTTAATATTCAAATTGATTTTAAAAGAATCCCACGTTTTATCAGAATTCCAGCCTTGAAGTGCACATTTTGAATGTGCTGCAAACGCAAAATTATAATCCTTATCAACTCCGACCATTGTTCCATTCAGATAATAGATAAATTCAACGGTCAGATCAACTGCATGGTCATAATGGTTTTCCAGAATTGCCACAGCTCCATACGGCGTAGATTCTGCATGATAACTAACAACATTCTTTTTACCACTGCTGTTAGCATTTGGATTTCCACCAAAACCGCCATTGCCATTAGAAGCCTTTTTCACAGTAACTTTACAGGTATATTTCTTTTTACCAATCTTTGCGGTAATTGTAGCGGAACCTTTCTTTTTCGCTTTTACACGTCCTTTAGAAGATACCGTAGCAACAGATTTTTTGCTACTTGTCCATTTTACTTTTCCTTTTGTTCCAGTTACTTTTAATTGTAATGTTTGACCGACTTTCAAAGTGACTTTTTTCTTGTTAATTTTACCGGCCGCCGATACTGGAACTGCCATACAGACAATTAGCAACATAATGGTAAAAATTGCCAGTAACTTTTTGGATTTTTTCATATGCGTTTTCCTCCCTAAATCAGTATGATATCTGTATTTTACCACTCCAAAATGAATAGTGGAATAGGAAATTTGAAAAAAGTTAAAATAATGCTTGATTTAGTTGCTACAAAGTGATATATTAAGTATATGCAAAATGTAGCAACAATTTGAAAGGAGGTTTTAATATGTCACCAATAAAGGGGCAAAAAATCAAAGACAATCCAAAGGACTTTATGCTGAGAACGAGGATTGACAAGGAAACATTGGAAAAATTGGATTACTTGGTTAAAAAAGAAGGGAGTGACAGGTCGAAAGTAATTAGAAAAGGGATTGAAATTCAGTACGAAAATGAAACAAAATAAGCGGTTGCCACCCTAGGAAAGTTACAACCGCTTAACACACAAACCGCAAAGGATTTGTTAAATCTATCATACCATTTCCTTTGCGGTAATTCAATATCTGAAAGGAGATTTTTATATGGCAGATTTAAAAGTTATTGAAAATGAATTAGTTCCTGTGTATGAGACAAGTACAGGTGAAAAAGTAGTATATGGTTCAGAATTATATGAGTGCCTTGGTAGTAAGCGCCAGTATACAGATTGGATAAAAACACGTCTGAAAGAGTGTGACGCAATAGAAAATGAGGATTATCAGAGTTTTTCACAAAATAATGAAAAACCTATGGGCGGTAGACCGAAATTAGAATACCTCATCAAACTTGACACCGCCAAAGAAATGGCAATGCTTGAGCGCAACGACAAAGGGAAACAGGTTCGCAAGTATTTCATCCAAGTGGAAGAGAAATACAAGCAGACAGCAATCAACATTAATCAGCTGTCCCCCGAACTGCAAATGTTTAATCAGATTTTTCAACAGGTAGCCAAGACTGAACTGGAACAGAAGAAACTTGCGGAACGTGCAGACCAACAAGAGAAAAACATGAAAACCATCATTGATACCTTTAAGGGAACAGATTCCGATGTTGGAACAGAGAAGTGGGTAAACAGATGTATTTCAAAGATTGCTGAAAGCGATGATTTTTCTTACTCATTCGGAAATAAATATGCCGCCGCCAGAAACGAAAGCTACCGCAGATTATCAGACAGAGCTGGTTGCCGATTAGATCAACAGCTTAGAAATGCGATTTCCAGAGCCGAGGAAAGAGGTTGCACCAAGGCACAGACTAACCAGATTAACAAACTGTCCGTGATTATGCAGAATAAGCGGCTAAAAGAGATTTACGTTAGTGTGATTAAAGAAATGATGATTGCATACAGAGTAGAAATCGCATAATTAGATTTTTACAGGGATACACAGGAGGAAAATAAAATGACAAAGGCTGAATTACAGAAAACAATTGACGAACTGAACGCAGATAACAACGAGTGCTTAGTGCTTCTGGATGAGTATATGTACAGACAGAGAATCATTGAAAATCTTATCAATTTGAAAGACCTGTCAAAATTAAAGGGAATGTATCTCTTTACCAAACAGTTAATCGGGGAAGCGTGATATTATGGCAAATAGAATCCAGTTCAATGACTTTCAGAAAAAGAGCGTGTACGCCAAGTGCAACGGAAAATGTGCGATATGCGGTAAACCTGTCAAATTCAAGAAAATGACAATCGACCACATTACGCCGTTGTCTCGTGGCGGCACCAATGATATTAAGAATCTGCAACTTGCGTGTAAGCGCTGCAACAGCATGAAGAGCAACATGACGATGGATGATATGATGGGGCAGATTTCCGAGATTTTGAAGTATAACCGCAAACAGAAGTTGATTAGAGTGTTGGGAGGAATTGTGGAATGATTGACTATAAAGAAGAAATCAAGAAACTTTTGGAAAAAGTAGATGATTATTATGATCTCAAAAGAACATATAAGTTGCTCGAATACCTGTACTTAGAGGAAGTTTTAAAAACAGTGAAATGATACTAAAGTATACTGAATGATACTTTCACCGTATGTTATAATATAAAATCATAATAAGCAAATTTTAAAGCGTTTACCTTTCGGGGTAGGCGCTTTTTTGTTGCCAAAAAATAAATCATAAAGGAGATATGAATTTATGCTGGTAGAAATCGTTGGAAAAAGATACGAAGAGAAACTTATTACAACAAGTCTGAAAGTTGCAGAGGTTTTTGAGAAAGAACATAAGAATGTTCTACAATCAATTGAAAATCTCGTGGCTGATAATTCAGCCGCCAAATTTTTTCGACTTACAACATATAAGAACCGTGGAAAAGAATATCCAATGTACGAAATGGATAGAGATGGTTTTTCCTTGCTCGTAATGGGCTTTACTGGTGAAAAAGCCTTACAATGGAAAATTAAGTATATTGAAGCCTTCAACCAGATGGAAAGCGAGTTAAAACGCTTATATACAGAACGCCAGCAATGGCAAATTGAACGTGACAAGGGTGTTGTTATTCGACATATCCTCACAGATACAATTAAGATGAAAATAACAGAAAGCCCAAATAAGAGATTTGCTTATCCAAATTATACAAATCTGATTTATCGCAATTTATTCGGAAAGACAGCAAAAGAGCTTGAAAGTGATTATGGCGTAAAAGCAAAAGAGAATCTTAGAGATTTCTTCACAGGTGATGACTTGGCGAAAGTTCAGAGTATGGAAATGCTTGTAAGTAGCCTTATTAATTGCGGATGGGGATATCAGCAAATTAAAGAATTTATCCGAAGCGAAGCAACAAAAATGATTGCATGAGGGTTAGCATATGGCAGAAGCATTTTTAAAAGTGGATGGGGTGGCAATGCCCTGTCCTTCTTCTTTTACATGGGGATTACAGGATATATCGGCATCAGAATCCGGCAGAACAGACGATACGACAATGCATAAAAACAGAGTTGGACAGAAACGAAAGCTGTCTGTGGGTTGGAATGGCCCAGATTGGGACACTGCTTGCAAAATTATACAGGCAGTAAATCCAGAGTACATACAGGTCACATATCCAGACTTGCTATCTGCAAATAAGCACGAAACCAGAACATTTTATGTTGGTGACAGGGATTCCCCTTTTAAGTGTTGGTGGATAGGCAATGAGCGCATGGAAGGACTTAGTTTTGATTTTATCGAGAGGTAAGATATGCGAAATTTATCAACGGAATTTAAAGAACAACAGAATAGTGGGAACCGTAACTATCTGAAATATGCAGATTTTACCTTTACGGACGGAAGTACATTATCCATTACCGACAAAGACTTATGGTCTAACGGCTTCAAGTTTGAGGATGCAGTATCACAAAATGGTTCCTTTGATATTGGCGCAGCTATCGTAAATAAGCTGACATTGCAGATCAACAACTTTTCTGGCAAGTACACAGATTACATCTGGGACGGAGCGAGAGTTGTTTGCTATATTGGGCTTGAATTATCTACTGGCATTGAAAAAATCCGTATCTGTACCATGACAGTAACAGATGCGCCATATCAGAACACCGCTATTATTAGCCTAACTTGCGAAGATTCCATGCGATTGTTTGATCGTGATTATTCAGAAAGTAAGATGTCCTATCCGGCAACTAGATTACAGATCATACAGGATGCTTGCGAGGTGTGCGGAGTAACACTGCAATCAACCAGATTTGATAATGATGACTTGGTAATCCAGAATCGACCAGATGATAGCAGTATTACTTTTCGGCAGGTAATTGCATGGGTGGCACAGATGGGCTGTCAGTGGGCTAGATGCAATGAATACGGTAGGCTTTGTGTTGGATGGTATGAAAAAAATCCCGATAATCCAGTTAATATTACATCCAAAGATACAAGCGGATTTACCCCTTGGTTATACGATCTTGAAATAACAGGAGTAAAAGTAACGGAGTATTCAAGCAATTCATCTGAAAGTAACGCTAAAACATATCAATCAGGGGATGAGGGATACATCATAGATATTAGCGAAAATAAGCTAATACAACCGGGGACTGGACAAACGATTTGCTCAATAATTGCTGAAAGATGTGTTGGATTAAAATTTCGTCCTTTTACAACCAGCGCGCTAACCGATATTGCTTTGGAAGCAGGGGATGCTATTACAATCACTGATAGGAATGGTGAAGAACATAAGAGTTATTTAACTTCTCTTACATTGAACCCGGGAACTTTTGAACAATTAGAATGCAGTGCGAAGAGTGTTTCAAGAAACAAACAGAAGCAATATACCCTTAATCAACAGGCGCAGGCTGAATATAGAAAAAGCTTAAGAGATGAACGTACCGCCAGAGAGAAAGCCCTTGAAGATTTGTCACAACGCCTTGCGGAATCTTCTGGTGTATATACCACTGTTGAAAAACAGGAGGATGGAAGCAATATCTATTATCTTCATAACAAGCCGCAGTTGTCTGATTCTGACATTGTATGGAAAATGACTGCGGAAGCATGGGCTGTATCTACAGACGGTGGACAACATTGGAATGGCGGTATGACTGTTGATGGTGATGTAATTGCCAGAATCCTTACCGCCACAGGTGTTAATGCTGACTGGATTAAGACAGGCGCTTTGGTAGTTCGTGATGGCAATGGAAAAACTATTTTTTCTGCTGACATAACTAATCATCAGCTAATAATGGATGGCTCTTCAATTAGGATTGGTGCATCTCCTTTGGATGGACTGTTAAACAGTATGCAGGGACAGATTGACGGAAATATCAACACTTGGACAGGATCATCCGCACCTACACTGAATAACTACCCGGCTAATGAGTGGCTGGATGATGCCGAAATGAGTAAGCATGTTGGAGATATTTACTATGATGGTAATAGCCATGCTTACCGATTTGTAAATGAGGGTAACGGATATTATTGGAAACAGTTAAAAGATACGGACGTTACAAAGGCACTGAAAGATTCTGAGGACGCATTGTCAGCGGCTAAACAGGCACAGGAAGCGGCGGCACTTGCTAAGAATATGACTTTGCAATTAAGCAATGAATACCAGGGCATTTCTGTTGATTCTAGTGGAAAATACGGTACATTTCCAAGCGGTGTGATTACACATGCTGTAGTAATGTACGGGACACAAGATATTACAGATGATTGTAATTTTATAATCACAAAATCAGATAGTATAACAGGAATCTGGAACAATTCAGCAAAGACATATACGGTAACGGGGTTGTCAGCCGATGATGGTTGGGTAGATGTTAGGGCAACTTATCTTAGTGCTTTGACGGTGACCAAAAGATTTTCCATTTCAAAAATTTATGCGGGAAACGATGGAAAGAACGGTCTTCCGGGTAGAACATATTTTCTTGAAAGCCCATCATATGTTATTAAGCAACGCGCGAATGGCAGTGTAGCCCCGAGCTATATTACTTTGAGTGCTTGGTATCGCGATGGAAACGCGGAAACACGAACAGCATATAAAGGTCGTTTTAAAATCGAAGAATCCGTAGATGGGGAAAATTGGAAAACGGTATATTCTTCTGCGAAAGACGAAACAAGCGTTTCACATAATTTATATACGGTATTATCAACTAAAGCGGGAGGAATTATAACAACGGCTTCTGGAAGGTCAATTGGAATTCCAAGAGATGTAAGTGCCATAAAATGTACCTTATACGCGGCGGGTGGATTTTCACAACCATTAGATTCCCAAAGTATGGCGGTTGTAATTGATGTAGATGCACTTACACATGAAGAAATATTTAACCTCTTAACCAATGATGGCGCAATTAAAGGAATTTATAAAGAGGGAAATCAGCTATATATTTCGTTCACTTACGCCAAGGGTGGCACATTAAAGCTTGGCGGTAAAAATAATGGGTATGGGATATTAGAGGTACTGAACCGCCGTGAAACTGGATGGGCTAGTAAGCTTGATCCTGACGGATTAACCATATTTAAAGATTATGTAAATGAAAATAACTATAAATGCCTTATTTTTGATTCAAGCGGAATTAAGTACGGAGTAACCGATTCAGCAGGATTACTGAATCTAGAAATGCCTCTTTTGGTTAACGATAATGGCACAATGACCATTTTAACAAGTGATATTTATGGTTATTCTGATGATGAAAAAACAGCTTTTCAATTTTTAAGCGGCGAAACAGTAAAATCAGGTTCTATGGTGTTATACGTTAAATCAGATTTTTATAATTCTGCTAATTTTCACGAGTCCGTTACGATGAGTGGTCTGCCGTGGAACTCTAGTGCAAGTGCAGCTGTTGTTTTTGCATCTGATATGAAAAATCTTAATGTGGCTGCTGCATCTTCGATTCGTTACAAATCAATAGGAAACGGAAAAAACATAAAAGAAGATGAACTGGAAGACCTCTACAGAATCAAGGTAATCTGGGCGAAGTACAAAGACGGATATTTATCCGAACAAGATGAACGCTATGGCAAAGAAATGCCGATGTTCATAGCTGAGGACATTGACCGCAGATTTCCATTAGCCGTTGACCATAATGAAAAAGGCAAAGCTGAAAACTGGAATTACCGTATTATAATCCCCTGCATGTTTGCCATGCTGAAAAATGACCATGAGAAAATCCTGGCTCTCCAAGCGGACAACCAGGAACTGCATTCAAAACTGGATGCTTTGTCAACAGAAGTACAGGAATTAAAAGAACTTATCAACAATATTTCACGAAAGGAATGAGAATATGAGTGTAAAAACAGTACAAGCTACAGTAAATGGACAGACCGTAAGTCTAACCTATGACAGTTCTACTGGACGATATAAGGGAACAATTACAGCCCCTAGTAAATCCAGCTATAATCAATCAGGACATTATTATGGGGTAACAATCAGAGCTACTGATGATGCTGGAAACGCAGAAACAGCAGATGCTAGTCATTCAACGTTAGGAAGTTCATTACAGCTAAAGGTAAGAGAAAAAGTTGCGCCAATATCAACAATAACCTATCCGACAGCCGGCGCGTTGATTACAAATAACAAACCAAGCATTGTCTGGACAATAACTGATGATGATTCTGGAGTGGATCCATCAACCATTGGTATTGTAATTGATTCTGGAAGCAAGATCACAGGAGACAGCATTTCCAAGACATCTATTTCTGGTGGGTACAGATGCACCTATACTCCTGGCACGGCTTTATCAGATGGAAGCCATACAATTACAGTAAGCGCTTCAGACTATGATGGAAATGCGGCAGCACAGAAGAGCGTTTCATTCAAAATTGATACCGTACCGCCGACACTTTCCGTTACATCACCGACAGATGGTCTTGTTACCAACCAGGCTTCCTGTACTGTTCGTGGTACAACAAACGATGCAACATCCAGCCCAGTATCTGTTACTGTCAAATTGAATAGTGGTAGCGCAGAGGCGGCAACCGTTGCTTCTGATGGCTCCTGGTCTAAGGTAATTACTCTTACTGAGGGTACCAATACCATCACCGTAGTGGCTACTGATAGTGCCGGAAAGAGTACCACTGTAACCAGAACTGTGAAACTGGACACTAAGGCTCCTGTCATCAAGTCCGTAACATTAACACCGAACCCGGTTGATACTGAAAAAACCGTTGTAATCTCTGTAGAGGTTACCGACTGATAAAGGTGGTGGAAACATGGTAGTAGCATTAAGGGGTACTATCAATGGAAACATTATCTCATTCGCAAGGGCACAAGGGGATAGATGGGAAGCCATCATCCCCAAAAGCCTTAACGGCGCTTATGTAGTTGACATGTCCGCTGTTGATGAAGCTGGAAATACCGCATATATAGCAAGATACATTATTACCATAGATATATCTTCTATGTGTGTTCACATTGAGCCGTGTCCGTATTATGAAGAGTTATTAGAGCCACAGTATCGGGCGGTTTTAGAAAAATCCGAGTATTATGCAGAGTTAATAGGAGGTTGCAACTGTGAATGTGGATTTTGAATTCGGAGAAAAGAAACATATAAAACTAAGAATATGCTCCTGCAAAGGTACCGATTTTCTAATCGAAAGAGCTTCCTATGAGTTGCTTTACAAAGGAACACAAGAAGTTGAAGATAGTGGCATTGCGGTAATACAAGGACATATTCTTGATGTGGTTATACAGCCGCAGAAAAAAGGTAGATATAAACTTAGAGTGATGTATGAAATCCTGGACGAGAAGTTGATTGCAGAAGTAGAAGTGATGGTGAAGTGATATGGCGAATATTTTAATCAGCGATGTAAAAATGACACCGAACCCGGTCACCGCCAGAGCAAGCTTCGTCCTGTCCGTGAAGATCATCGACAAAGTATACGCACTGGCCACAAAGGACGGCAAGTGCCTGATGACAAAGAATAATAAAGTAATTGAAAAAATTCCAAGAAAGGATTGATGAAAAATGTCTGAATCTATACCAAGTACACTAATATCAGCTCTCCCAGCAGCTACCAAAGTATCTGATACGGATATCGTGGTATTGGAGAATGGCTCTACAACCCAGAAGATCACTATAGCGCAGCTGAAAGAGGCGCTAGGGATTAATGCACTAAACAGTAATTTATCTTATCTTGGCTCAAGTGCAAAATTTTATGTTAATAAAGAATTTTATTCTCCAGCAAATAGTTATAATGGGTTATCAACAGGAAGTATTTCTTGGAATAACATAAATGGAATGAAGTTTGTAGAGTCACCAGATTATAAACATTATTTTACTTTTCCAAATGGCACTTATTTAGTGAATATTAATCTGTTTTCAGATACAGTTCTTGATTCAACAATGGGAGTTGCGTTAAAAATAGAAGTTGATGATGCAGAATTTAGCAATCCATGGTTTAGAATGGTTCATGCATGGCAAAGTATTACTTACAGCTGCGTTATTACTGGTAATAAATTTAAAATGACAATTTTTCAAGATAGAATAATTCAAATACATCCCTCTGCACAACATTCATTTATTGAATTTGTTAGGTTAAGGTGATAATACAGTAATATTATAGTACATACATATACAGCAACGTTTGTTGGTAATTCAACATCTACAACATTTAGAATATCTAATGAAATAGAAATTATTTCAGTTCAAAATTATTTAGGTGAAATGTGTGTCTGTAATATTATACGATATTATGCATTCTGGGACAGCGGAAATCAATGGATCCGAATATATCTTGACCAAGCATATACAGGTGATCTTGGCGTAAAGGTTGTAGGTGTAAAAAAATATTCAAGCCAGCCAATATAAAACAAGAATGTCGCTTGGAAGGTTCTCAACTAATCGTTCCGCTAATTGATACTAAATATGTTATTCCATTTTCTATTGAAGAATTGGAATCAACATTTAAAATAATTCTCCAATGATTGAGTAATTCGTCAAGACTAGACACTGTAGCGTTGTACCATGAGTTAATGTTAAACACTTTTGCCGATGTTATATTAAGTTTATGTGCTTTATAGTGTTTTGGAATAATAATTACAAATCCCATTCCATATACCATGAATCCTGGAACCCATTGGTCTTTAAAAGTGCCCTGACCAGTTGATATTAAATTACTGTTTGATTTTATTTGACTGTTTTCCAATTACTGTATAGGTTTCCATTGTGTGAATTAAAATATCTAATATTATTATCAATATCCCATACCTCAATTGTGACATAACCTGCATATGGTCTAAAAATAGTTATAACTTGCTTATTACTATTGGATGGATTTGATAAGTTTGGATAATCTTCTTTCCATGCGGCAAATTTTACACCTGCATTATTAGGCAATGTAGAAAGTAACTGATCCCATGTAACAGACGGTTTTAATCCGAGTTGCGATAGTGAACTATAAATTTTTAAATTCGTGTTTTGCGACCTTCTTTCCCCTAAATGCTACAATAGAGCCAAAGGAGGAAAGAAGGTTATGGATATACGAAATACGATAATCAACAATGTATTGCTGGCGGTGCAATCCCTATTAGATGACCAACAGCTCCAGGCAGTACAGGATGCACTCTGCATTCAGCTGAACAGCTACGAAGTCCAGGAGAGAAGTACGGAGCTGACGGTAGTGGACAACACTCCAGACACTATGCTGGCGAAATACATAGCTACCAAGAGAGTAGAAGGAAAGGCAGAATCCACAATTCGGCGTTACTACGATGCGTGTTACATGATGATACACACTCTATGTAAGCCACTGCATGAGATTACTACCTACGATCTCAGATACTACCTGGCCGCATACAAGGAGCGCCGGAAGGTAAGCAATCGTACCTTGGACGGAATCCGCCGATGTTTCAGTAGTTTCTTTTCCTGGCTCTCTGCCGAGGGTATGATCGGAAGAAACCCATGTGCAGCACTGTCCCAGATTAAGTACACGAAGGTAGTGAAAAAGCCCTATACCGCACCAGAAATGGAGCGACTAAAACAGGCCTGTACAACACTTCGGGATTTGGCACTGATAGAATTCCTTTATGCTTCTGGTTGCAGGGTATCAGAAGTGGTAAGGCTCAACAGAAACGATATAAATTTTCAGACACAGGATGCAGTAGTCCTGGGAAAAGGAAATAAAGAGAGGATGATTTACCTTACACCAGTAGCATTAATGCATCTGCAGGATTATCTGAATACACGGACAGACACGGATCCATGCCTGTTTGCTAGTGTAAGGACACCCTATAAGAGATTGTCGAAAGCAGGGATTGAAAGAACACTAAAGAAGCTTGGTGAGAGTGCTAATGTTACTAATGTACATCCTCATAGATACAGGAGGACTTTGGCCACCAACCTTCTTGATCGGGGAGCAAATATACAAGATGTGGCAGCAGTCCTGGGACATGCTGATTTGAAGACTACCCAAGTATATTGTTACATCAGTCAGAGCAATGTGAGAGCGTCATACAATAAATATTCAGCATAAAGACATAGAGAAAACCACTCCGGGGAGAGCTCCGGAGTTAAAACTATGCCCGCTGATAGAATCATTAGGAGAAAGTTTTTTGTGTTAGAAATCAGCAAAACACGAAGATTCCATGCAAAATAGTCATAAAATATTTTGATAAAGTTTATGTTAACAACGGCTATCTTGAAACACAACCTTCGGATTTTGGCCTAAATTCATTAAGTTATATACTGATTGGGCATAAAACGGTACCCCAAAGTTGTATCATTACTGGCTATTATTGTGATGGAAAAAAATCTTATACTTCCGTTTATAATTCAGACGGAACTCCATATAGCGGATTTATAAGTGTTACTGCTGTTGCTTTTGGAAATTAGCTCTGGAAGTTAAGCATTCAAACCAATTTTAACCCAAAGCATTATAAAACTGTATACTGTTCCAGATGTCAATGCTTTTGAAACTCGAATAGTGTATAAGCTACTTGCATTATCACATGATATTCCGGTTGTATACACATAAGCATCTGACATAGATATTAATGCAGCTAAGCACATACCACTTTTTTTATTAATATAAAAATAGTTATTACCATTGCCAGTTACATCAGCTCTTGTACAAATGATTCCAGCCATATTCGTGTTTATTCGACTAATTATTTTCATTTGAGCGCCTGAAATTCAGATGTTGAAATGAAGTTAATTAATAATGCACATATATGAAAGGAGAACATACATGAATATTAACACCTCATTAATCAGCAACAACAACAGTTACGCAGGACAAACACCTCGGTATATTGTCATCCATAATACAGATAATATAGCCAAAACAGCAGACGCCAAAGCACACGCCACCGCACAGCATAATGGCAATTTTCATGGCTATTCAGCCCACGTATTCGTTGACGATAAGTCAGCATACCAAGCCTTGCCGTACAATCGTGGAGCATGGCATGTTGGGGTAGATTACGGCGGTAAACTTTTTGGAACTGTAAATAATCATAATTCCATCGGAATTGAAATGTGTATGAATGCCGGATATAACTACGAAAAAGCATACCAGAATACCGTTGATGTATGCAAGCAATTGATGAAAAAGTACAATATCCCGGCATTCCGAGTAGTGCAGCATTACGATGTGTGCGCTAAGAATTGTCCATCCGTTATCCGTAAAAATGGTGACTGGGATAGATTCAAGAAGCTCATTTCCAGTGAAACCGTGACAGCGCCAACCACAAAGCCGACTGTAAAAGTTGATAAGTATTACCGTGTCCGTAAGACCTGGAAGGATTCCAAGAGCCAGATCGGGGCGTACAAGTCACTCAAAAATGCAAAGAAAGCTTGCAAAGCCGGTTACTCTGTTTTTGATTGGAACGGAAAAGCAGTGTATTCCGTAACAGCAAAGAAAAGTGTAGACAAGGTTGCAAAAGAGGTAATCAATGGCGAATGGGGAAATGGACAAGATAGACGAGACCGCCTGGAATCTGCTGGCTATAATTACGCAGAAGTGCAGAAAAAAGTCAATGAATTACTGAAATAATAATACTCCCGGGTTTTTCCCGGGAGCTACTTAAATGTTGTATATTCTTCAAATTCGTTTTTTATTTTTGCAAAGTCTTTTCTTCTGATAGGCACAGTATCACCAGAAAACATAAGGAACGAAGTGTTTATTTCTTTTACCTCGTCCATGTTTATTATGTAGCTCTGGTGGCATCTTAAAAATCTGGAATCCAGTAATTCTTCAATATCAGACAGTTTACATCGTTCCGTATAAACAATACCGCAAGTGCAGTGGATAATGATGTATTTGTTTCGACTCTCAATATATTCGATATTTTGAAATTCCACCCGATGAATAAAGTCTTTTCCTTTTATCATAAGAGTGCTTTTGCTGATATGTTCCAGAGCATGATTGAAAGCAGTATACATTCTGCCGTTTTCAGATCCTTTTATGATATAGTGAACCGGGAGTATATCAAGAGCTTCAAAAACATACTCTTTGTGGGCTGTCCAGAAAATAATATTTCCATCATAGCCATTTAATCTCAATTCCTTTGCAACTTCAATTCCATTTTCTTCTCTCAAAACGATATCCAAAACTACAATATCATACCATTCGCCATCTGCCACATCATCAATAAGTGGCTGTCCTTTATCATACGGAGTAATCAATGCTTTTATATCACCATTTCGTTTGAGAAAATTATTAATCCGATGCATAAATATACCAATCTGGATTTCGTTATCATCACATATTGCAATTCGCATTCAAATCATCCCTTTTCATGTAAAATTCGCCACCAGAGGTGCTAATTTCGCCATTTCTTGTGTAATTGTATATTTTTTGATACAATGTTATTGTAATACATTAAGATGATAGTGTAAAGGGGATGGATTCATGGAGAAACATAAAAAAATTATAATTGTGTTTATACTGATATTCGTGCATGTGCTCTTGATTCAATATGTTTACTTCTGCCCGGAGCGTAGTATTATCTTTGGGAGGGGTAAAACTATCGCAATTGCAAAAACAGAGGTAAAACAGGTTGTCCATGAGCGCTATAAATCCCTCACTGACAAGAATCCAGCCCCTTTATTTCTATCTACATATATAACGAATGAAAAGTACCAAAATCACAATATCTATACTGAAAAAAACATAATTTGCAATAATATCGAGGAAAAGCAACTTGCCAGAAAGGACTTGAGTGGAGATGATTCCGTCCCATTATATGGTTATGAAAACATGATATAATTTAGTAAATAAGAACAGAAGTTTGGAATATTGGGAGGGATTTACGTGGATTACAAGAAAGAAATTATTGAGATGATACAAGAGATACATAGTGAAAAGATATTAAATCTTATCTATTGGTTTGTTAAAAGAGGATACAAAGAAGAAGGGGCGGGAAGATAATTCCCACCCTCAGAACCTAGAAAATAAACTTTTCAAAGAAATCACACAACAAATCTTTTTTATCGGGCGACAGTTTATCGTATTCAAGAATAATTTTCATGAATCGTGGATCTGTTAGCCCGATTTTCATTGATACATCTGAATATTCTGCATCAATTTCCTTTTCCTCTTTCAAATCCGTTAAGTCAGACATTCCAATTCGGAAATAATCTGCTAACGCTCTGATTTTTCCAGTTCCAGGCATTGAATTGCCTTTGCACCACATATTAAATGTGGAAGGGTTAGTTCCTACTGCTTCGGCAACTTCTTTTTGCTGTTTGCCACTTAATGAAATATACTTGTTGAGATTGTTTGAAAAGATTTTTTTCTGTTCTTCATCTGTCATCATGGTGTTCCTCCTCCTTACATATTGTATTGTACATCATACTAATAAAAAATTCAAGCATAAATTCAAAATAATTGAATTTTAGTGTTGACAATTCAATTAAAATGAATTACAATAAGACCATCAGTTAAGAAAGGAGATGAGCAAATGCCAAAGATTTCATTAGAAGCAGTTCGTGTGAACGCTGGATATAACCAGAAAGAATGGGCTGAAATGTTCGGTATTTCCAATAGTACAGTTGTTAACTGGGAAAAAGGAAAGACAGAACCAACATTATCACAACTTAGAAAAATGAGTGAACTTTCTGGTATTCCTATGGACTTTATTTTTGTGCCCAATAGATTCAATTAAATTGAATTAAAAATTTATTAAGAAGGGAATTGCATGAAAAAATCAAAAATTGAAATTCGTCAAGTAGATGGCGAATGTGGAATATTTACAGAAATCCTTGTGGATGGTCACAAACTCGAAGGCGTAAGAAGTTTTGAGCTGAAACAGGGAGTTGGAGATTCAGAACCTATACTTTCCATTGATCTGAATGCTTTTGATTTATCTACAGATTTACAATTTTTGAAAGTTAATCAAAATGGAGTAGGTGAAATTGAGGGTATAAAATTTAAAGATAATCCACGGATGATGACTTTTTCACTAGAGTAAGGCTCCCATTTTTCAGAGAGCCAAACAGAATTATTTTGAAGCTTTTAAAATGGAACATTGTTTCGGATTTGAACAACATCCAGTTTTGCTTGCATAATTACACTTAATTCGACCTATTGTGTAATTAGGCGTCAAATCATCCAATGATCCAGTATTAATGAGAGAAGCTTCAATGGAATAATTTTTGTTCTGCTTATCGCAGAAACCATTAAATACCAATAATCATCACCTCCCCTCTTATAGGGAGTATAACACAAGAAAGGAGGAAAATCATAGACGATTTAGTTTATCTTCGTAATGAAGAAGCTGTCTGTGATAGTTTACAGGTGGCTAAGAAATTTGGGAAAAGACATGACAAACTCATTTCCGAAATTGAAAGAATGTATTCTGATTTGATTGGAAAAGGGTGTGCTCAAAATGGTGGAGACCCCTTATTTATTAAAAGCAGTTATGTACATCCTCAAAATAAACAGACTTATCCATTTTATATAATGAATAGGGATGGATTTTCTTTACTGGTAATGGGATTTACAGGAAAAGAAGCCCTTGAATGGAAATTGCAATACATAAAAGCTTTTAACCAGATGGAGAATTTCATTCGTGAGAAATCAACCCAGGTTTGGGTTGAAACCAGAAAAGCCGGCAAACTTACCAGAAAGGCAGAAACCGATACTATTCAGAAACTTGTTGAATACGCCAAAGTACAGGGAAGCAGTCATGCAGAAATGCTTTACATGACATATTCCAAATTAGCAAACAAGATGGCGGGGATCAATAAGAGAGATGAAGCTACGGTAATGCAACTCAACAACCTGTCCTTGATGGAAAATATTATCTTACATGAAATTGATCTCGGAATCATGCAAGGAAAACATTATAAGGAAATCTACAAAGACTGCAAGAAGAGATTGGAGACAGTTAAAGATTTGGCTTATCTGGAAGCGGTTTGAGAGGAAAGCTCATAAGGAGGCGGGAAGATGACAATTATCAAATTTAAAAATGGGGAAACAATCGAAATTCCGTGCGTGTTCCAGGATGATATTGTGAAACCAGACATTAGAGATAAACTGATACGTTTGGAATGGGATGACGCTGGAAAGCAATATTGTTTGAAATTTAACCCAGTAGATGTGCTCTATGTAAAAGAGATTACACCTTCCTAAAGGAGATTATATCACAGAAAGGAGACTAATGAACGAATTACAGATTTTTAATTCGCCAGAGTTCGGAGATATTCGGACAATAACTATTGATAATGAACCTTGGTTTTGCATGATTGATATATGCAAAGCATTAGAAATTTCAAATCCGAGCCAGGCAAAGACAAGGTTAAATGCAGATGGGGTCATTACAAATGAGGTCATTGATGGTATCGGGAGAAAGCAGAATGCTAACTTTGTAAATGAACCCAATATGTATAAATTGATTTTCCAGAGCAGAAAAGAATCTGCCGAAAGGTTTACAGACTGGGTGACAAGTAAAGTTCTCCCAGAAATTCGAAAGACAGGTTCCTACAGAAAACCATTGACGGTTGCCGAACAAATTCAGATTCTTGCCCAGGGCACAGCAGATCATGAGGAAAGAATCGAAAAACTTGAAAATACAATGACAATTGACTACGGTCAGCAAAAATATCTTGGGGATCTGGTTTCGCTAGTGGTTATTGAAGCGTTGGGCGGAAAGAAATCTAATGCCTATTCAGAAATCGGAAAGAAAGTATTCGCAGAATGTAATCGAGATGTGAAATCTTATTTCGGTGTAAACGCAAGAAACAACATTCCAAAATTAAGATATGAGGAAGCTGTGAAGTACATCAAGGGATGGCAACCGTGTACAAATACAAAAATGCAGATTCGCGATTGCAATTATGATATTAATTCAGAAAGAAAATGAGGGTAAAACAGTGAAAGATATTAAAAGCTACGAATTTTATGGAGATAATCCAGAAATTTTTCATTCTCTTGTAGGTTTTGAAATTGCAGATATTTTGTTCACACATACCAAAGAAGAAAATGAGAATGTAGTTGTTGTGAAGTGTGCAAATAAGCAACATGTTGAAATTGATCTTCTCTTTAAAGAAGATGGAATATTTGTTACTGAACCATTTGCGGTGGATGAAGATCTTACAATTATTGAATAGGGGAGGTGAACAAAGAATGTTAGCAGATGATTACGTTGCTGAAAGGTTATACGATTATGATTCTAAAATATATCAGTTATATCGCCACAAAAACGGACAGAAGGCAAGCGACCTTGTAGAAAAAGTAAAAAACGAAATTGCCGAATGCGGTCTGTCCGCCACTGAAGCGAAAGGCTTTTTAGAGTACATGAAGATTGTTATTGACGCTCAGTCACATCTTCCCATTCAGAAATAACGGAAGTTTTTATTGTTTCTGCTCCGGGAACATTGCCATCATCAATCTCATTTGCGGCATGAAGCATTGAAATTATTTTATGAGAATAAGGATGTTCCTTTCCGCAATTCGGGCACACAACCTTGTCTGTACTTATTCTTTCACTTATATAGTAATCACAATGACAAGTACAGGAAACTTTTAATTTGAGAAACATTTTAACACACCTCCTTTCTGAACACATTATACCATTCAGAGGGAGATAATAAAAGAAAATAGGGAGGAAAAACAATGATTAAATTTGAAAACGGCTTAGTTAATATTTCTAGTAAAGGGATTGATATTCTTTCAGAGTATGCAGTTATCACCCATGAAATTAAAGAGATGTTCGTAAAAGATGGTGGAAAAGAGGAAGAAGTAAACGAACAGCTTAGAGAGGTTTTTGAACGAGGACTTTTGAGTGAAGAAGAGCTTGACAAGAAGTTTATGGAAGCTGTTGGAGAAGCTATGAAAAAGCCTGAATTAGCAGGAATGTTGGTTGGTGCAGCGTTTGCAGCATTATTCGGTCAGAATGATAAGGAGGATAAACATGGGAGAAAATAAGAGTACAGATTTTGTACCTGAGAACGCCAATGAGGAATATGCACTTCTGGTTGGAAGATTAAAGGCATTTGAAGCTTGGGCGAATAGCGTGAACGATTATGATTTCACAAAGAAAATGGCATTTAGAATGCTTGGACTTGATGTAGAAAAATCAAAGGAGGAAAAGAAAGAATGAAATGCTTTAAAGGCTTTGACAAGGACTTAAAGTGTAGAGATTTCCAGTATGAAATTGGAAAAGAATACACAGAAGAAAAAGCAGACATTTGTAATTATGGATTCCATGCTTGCGAATTTCCGATGGATGTATTCGGTTATTATCATCCTTCAGATTCCAGATATTGTGAAGTTGATCTTGAAGAGAATGACCAGAAATCATCTGATGATAGCAAGAGAGTTGGAAAGAAAATTTCCGTGAAAGCAGAAATTGGAATTGCTGGAATTATAAAAGCTGGCGTTGAATATATAAAAGAGCAAGTTGATTGGGAAGATGATAAGGTAACCAATACCGGAGATTATTCAGCGGCAACCAATACCGGAAATCGTTCAGCGGCAACCAATACCGGATATCAGTCAGCGGCAACCAATACCGGAGATCAGTCAGCGGCAACCAATACCGGAGATCAGTCAGCGGCAACCAATACCGGATATCGTTCAGCGGCAACCAATACCGGAAATCGTTCAGCGGCAACCAATACCGGAGATTATTCAGCGGCAATTGTCGAAGGAAAAGAAAGCATTGCATTAGCAGCAGGAATCAAATCAAAAGCTAAAGGGAAAATCGGGTGCTTCATTGTTTTGGCTGAATGGAAAGAAATTAATTATGAATATCATCTTGTAGATGTTAAATCAGCAAAAGTAGATGGAGAAAATATCAAAGAAGATACATTCTATATGTTGAAAAGCGGAAAATTTGTAGAAGTAGATTAAGTTGCCCTGGAAGGTGCTGACACACCAACCAGGACGGTATCTAACTAAGAATGAGTTAGTTAAATACAGGATTATTATAACACAACCTCCTGTATTTGACAAACAAAAATATAACAGGAGGACTTTTTATGCAAAAAAATGGTGAAAATCAGCCACTTTCCAGTGAAATCATTGCTGATCTGGAAGAAAAGCTGATGGCAAGAAATGTAATTATCGCTATTCTGGCAACTGCACTTGCAGTAACCACATCCAGAAGAAAGTGAGGGAAAAATGAAAGAGGTGGTAAAGACAATAGGAGAAATATTTGTAGGGATAGGGATGTTTACAGTAATCTTCTCAATCACATGGATGCTTACATCATTTGATGTTATCGGGGCGTTTTTCGTATCAACAGTCTTATTCTCAATGGTGTTTCTTCCTATTATATTAGGAACGGAGGAAAAGTAAATGCAAAGATTAAACAAAGTAAGATTATCCGGTAGAGCCGGGGAAATAGTGTTCAGCCACGAACATTACGGAAGATACTATTACAAATTCATGCTGACAGTCATTCGTAAAAGCGGTGCAGTAGATATGTTTCCAATCGTCATAGAAGATTCTGTTGTACGTGATAATGATTATAACGGAAAAGAAGTTGTGGTAACAGGTGTAATCAGAAGCATGGACACTTCTAAAAATCCAAATAAGCACCACAATGTTAATTATATCGCAGCTGATAAAGTGGAAATCCTGGAAGAACAGGTTCCGGATGGTGATATAAACGAAGTAGAGTTTATTGCCAGAAGTTGCACAAGAGAGCCATATGTAAAACTTACACCAGTAACGCACAAGAAAGTTTTAAATCTTTTTGTGGCAATTCCAAGAGATTTTTCAGAAAGAGCCGACTTTACTCGCTGCACTTTATGGGGAAAAGGTGCTGATCTGGCGGTAGACGTTAAAAGAAATGATTACATTAAAGTAACTGGCAGGTTAATGAGCCGTGATGTTTATGTTAATGGGGAAGAAACGGAAAGTGTATATGAGATTTCCGTAAAAGAAATGGAGAAATTGGAGGATGAAGAATAATAAGAATGAAGTTCAGATATTTGGCGCAATAATGGACATTCAGCCAGGAACGTTTTTCAAGGACGGAGAAAAATTCGTAAGATTCTATATTGGTGCAAAGCGTACCAGTGGGAACGTAGATTTGCTTCCAGTAATTGTTAAAGAAAAGCAGACGGAAGGTTTAAAGATTGGAAAACACGCTTATGTTGAAGGGAGATACAGTTCTTCAAACAAACATGAAAGTGGAAAGTCACATTTGATTCTTGAAATCAAAGCGGAAACAATCTGGTGTGGAGAAGGTGATGGGAGCACAGAAGGTGAAAACAAAATCATTCTGGAAGGTTATCTTTGCAAACCGCCTGTGTACCGCAGAACACCAAGTGGAAAAGAAATCTGTGATTTAATGATTGCTTGCAACGAATATGACTTGCGAAGAACAGATTATATTCCGTGCTTAGCATGGTTGAAAGAAGCCAGAGAAGCTGCTGATTTCAAGGTTGGAGATTTCGTAAAAATAATCGGAAGAATCCAGAGCCGGATTTATCATAAAAAAATATCTGGTGATGAAGTAGAGCTTAGAACTGCATATGAGGTATCAATAGGGAGGATAATCGAGCATGAAAGTGGAAGTGAAAAAAATTTTGCTGGAGAATTACAAGAAGTTTCCGAGTAAGTCTGTAGATTTGTTTCCGAGAACAGAGATTTCTGGCAGAAACAGAGAAGGAAAATCCACATTACAGGACGCATATTTGGACGTTCTGACAGGAAAGATGGCAAATGGTACAGAACCTACTTCTATTCGTAGAAAAGAAAATGGTGTGGAAGTTCCAAAGGTTGATGTTGTAAGAGAGCTTACGCTTTCGATTGATGGAAAAGAAAAAGTAATCCGCAAAATCACAAAACAGAAGTGGAGAAAACCGAGAGGACAGTCCGAAGAGGTGTTCGATGGAAATGAAACTTCTTATGAAATTGACGGATTCCCGGCTAAATCAAAGGATTATACCGAGTTCATTCAGTCAATAGCAGAACCTTCAACGCTTCTGATGTGCAGTAATCCAAAACCATTTCTGAACGCATTGCAGAAGTCAACAGCGGAATCCAGAAAGGTACTGGAAAAGATGTCTGGTTTCGATATTGCTCAGTTTATGGAAGAGAATCCACAGTACGCTCATGTGGAAGAAATCACAAAAGGGCATTCCGTAGAGGATACCTTGAAGAAGCTCCGAAAGGAACTGAATGCACAGAAGAAAAAGGTGGATGCCAAAAACACGGAGATTGCATATGAAACCAATCGGACTGTTGAAGCAGAAGATACTTCTTCCCTGGAATCCAAAAAACAGGAGCTTAATGCGGACCTTTCCAAACTGGAAGAACAGGAACAGATTCTTGAAGATTCAGCAAAAGGCTATGACAGTCTTTCGTATGAAATCCGTGGTTTGAAATCTTCCAGGGATGGTCTGGTTAGCAAGGCGAATGAATGGTTAAGAGCCAGACAAAAATTTATTTCTGATACAGTTTCTGAACTTATGTTAAAAAAATCAGAAAAGGAATCAAGCATTCGTATTATTGGAATGGAACTGGGCAACCACATAAGGGAAGCACAACAGGCAAAAGCTGACTTGGATAGAGCCAGACAGGACTATCCGAGAATCAAAGAAATGGAGTTGGATGATTCTGAACTGAAAGCTATTGAAGCTGAAACATTCAATGATTCTGATACCATTTGCTCCACCTGCGGACAGGAACTGCCAGAAGAACAGATTTCCGAATTGAGAGCTTCCTTTGAAGAAAAAAAGA